CAAAGGGTGATGATAAAAAATATTTCTGCTTGGAAAATATCAAGCCTGAATGAGTATTCCGTTCAGATTAGATTAGGTTCTAATCTGGTCGGATCTTTTTATTTCAGGAAGAAGGAGGATGCCTATGGCAGAAAAAGTGGATCAGATCAGGCAGTATTTACACCTAATGACGCAAACAACTACAATACCGTAACTAGAACAATAACTGTTAAAGTAACTAAAGCAACACCGGTAATTGCAGAGAAAAGGAGATTCAATTAAGCCATACATCAAGGACGACAGCGGCAAGGAAGGCTGGGATGTTATCAAGCCACAGCTTGAAGAAGCTAAGGCAGGCGATACGGTAACGGTTGCAATGAACGGAACAACTGTAGTACCGAAAGATGTAATTGACAGTATCAAGGGCAAAGATACAACACTTGTTCTGGATATGGGAAATGGTCTTTCCTGGAAGATTTATGGAAAGGATATTACTGATGCAGCTGGAGATATTGATTTTGATGTGACAGTCGGAGCCGACGCCGGAAAATCCATTCCTGTGGATGTGATCAATAACGTGACCGGGGAACATTCTTCCTTGAATCTGACTCTTGCTTATGACGGAGAGTTTGGATTTGCAGCCACACTGACCGTCAACATGGAATCAAAGAATGCAGGACTGTATGCGAACCTGTTCTACTACAATGAACAGACCGGAGAACTGGAATTTATCAGCGCCGGACAGATTGATCCGGATGGAAATGTGGAACTTGTATTTACCCATGCATCAGATTACACGATTGTTGTTGATGCCAAGATTATGAGTGATAACGGTCAGGCAGACAACAAATCTGATGAAACCATTCCTGCACCTAAGACAGATGACAGCACTTCAAAATATGCATGGAATAATACGATAATCATTATTATAGGTATCTGTATTATACTGAATGTTTTTGGAGCTGTATTCTATGTAAGAAAAAAGAGTGGTTCTGAGGAAGAATAAGTATCTGACATAGTAATTGAATAAAAGTGGGAATGTGGGAGCGTACTGGCAAAGGGTGTAACAGTATAAACATGAAAAGCGGTGTATGTCTTGATGAAGAGACGTATGCCGCTTATTTGCGTCAAAAATGATAGAAAACTAAAAGAAAAAAAGAAAAAAGAAAAAAACTAAAGAAAAAAAGAAACTAAAAGAAAAAAGAAAAAAAACCTCAGTCTGGAATATTTTTTGTCGGTGAAACTTTTTGCGGGAATACAGCGTCAAAATCGTAGAATATATCAAAAGAATATGTGTTACAATAAATACCGAAAAATAATTGCATGCAGTTTTCAAAAGTGAGGAAAGGATATATGTCGGACAGAAAAAAAGAACAGGCGGTGGAGCGTGCCCTGACGGAAGGGTATGAGAAGTATTACCGTCTTGCTTATAGTTATGTACATAATGAAGCGGACGCGCTGGATATTGTACAGGAAGCAGCCTATAAAGCTATTTTAAAAAGTGACAGCCTGAAGGAGCCGCAATACGTGGAGACCTGGGTGTACCGGATCGTGATCAACGAGGCGTGCAGCTTCCTGCGCAGCCGGAAGGAGAGCGTGGATGTGGAGGAGATCCAGGCGGCAAGTGAAGATATCTATGAAAATATTGATTTAAAGCGCGCAATAGAAAATCTTGACCCAAAGGATCGTGCCATCGTAGTCCTACGATTTTTTGAGGACAGGCAGCTGGAGGAGATCGCGAAGATCCTGGATGAGAACCTGAGTACGGTAAAGAGCAGGCTGTACCGGGTGATGAAAAAACTGCGGCTGAACCTCGAGGGCAGCATGGGCTGAGCAATCCGTAGTCAAAGTCGTGGGATTTTGCCCCGACATCATATATAGGCAGGACATAAGACAGATACAGACAAAGAGATATAGGAAGATATAGGAAGAGATAACATGACCGGTCCGAACCGACCGGGCAGATGGAGAATAGATATGACAGAACAGGAACAGTTGAGACAATTAAAAGAGGAGTATGAGAATATGATAATACCCGAAGCGGGACGGGAACGGCTGCAGGCAGGTATCGACAGAGCCCGGATGGAGAAAAAAAGAGTAGAGCACGCCAGAAGGCGTTCTGCATGGACAGCAGTGGCGGCTGCAGCAGTCGTGATGATCGCACTGCCAAATACCAATATACAGATAGCCCATGCCATGGAAAATATTCCGTTGCTGGGTGGCTTTTTTAGGCTGGTAACAGTGCGGCAGTACAATTACAGTGACGAGAACCATGATGCTGAAGTAGAACTTGCACAGATCAACTATGGAGAAGACGCAGGAGAAGGTGCTTCCGTTGGAGAAGTGGCAGCCACTCCTAAGGGCACAGCAGCCGGAAGTGTGGAAGGTGTCGGACAGGAGGCTGCGGTAGCAAATCTGTCGGAAGACGGTGTGGAAGCGGTCAACCAGGATATGGAGGCTACGGTAGAGGAACTGATCCGTCAGTTCGAGGATACCTTATCCGAGGAAGGATACCATGGTCTGCATGTGTCCCAGGAGGTCGTTACGGACAATGAGAGGTATTACACCGTAAAATTAAGCGTGTTGGAGACGGAAGCCAGCGGCTACGAGAATAATCAGTTTTATACGATTGATAAACAGACGGGAAATGTGGTGACACTGGAAGATCTGTTTGTGGAAGGGAGCGACTATATTTCCGCGATCAGCGAGAACATTAAGACCCAGATGCAGGAGCAGATGGCGGCGGACGAAGGCGTGATCTATTTCCTGGATAATGACGATATGCCGGAATTCAATTTTCAGGGGATCACGGAGCAGACGAACTTCTATTTTAATGAAAAAGACGAACTGGTCATTGCCTTTGACGAATACGAAGTGGCTCCCGGTTCTATGGGAGCACCGGAATTTGTGATTCCGCAGGAAGTGACGGCAGCAATTTTAAAGTAAGCAAAAAATATCTAAATGGGGAAACTCCCGCATATCATGAAACAAAAGGATATGCGGGAGTTTTTTTATGTCATTGATTGTATTGGATGCGGGGCATGGTGGGGGATGACCGGAAATACAGCTACTATTCTATAACCCCAGTGTTTATGCGGGTTATAGGATTCATTCTACCATGAGGTAATAGTGAAATTCAAGGGTATTTGTATCCTTGTAGAACACAATCTTACGCACAATGCCCCGGAGAGCCTCCGCTTTCAGGTCATTTGGAGCATCACTTTCTATGATATCCAGGACAGACTGTACCCGGTTCAAGAACTGCTCTTTGTAATTCTCAGGGCCGGAGGCAGCAGTCATCATGTCAGCCAACAAAGCTTCCAGATCGGCACGGCGCTTTTCAATCATTTCTTTATTTCGCTTGTAATCTTCCAGAGTATCAATTTCATTCATGTAAGCTTCCCGGATACGCTCCAGTTTCCGATCCAGAGAAGCCAGCTCGCGCTGGTAACGCTGGCAATCCAGTTCTATGGTTGGTTCATAGGTCCGGACAAGTTCAAAGGATACGTCTGTGGTGCTCTCCAATACGTCTCTAAGGGACGTAATCACAGAGTCGGTCAGTTTCTTCGCTGAGATGAACTGTGAGCCACTATGGAGCCCCTTCATGTATCCCAGACACTGGAAGCCTTCCCCAGATAGGTACGTGGTCCCGTTCGTGGACTTGCGGGGATAGCCTTCCTTGTGTGACAATGACTTACCGCAGACCGGGCATTTGACCAGACCGGACAGCCAGTGCTTGGCGTGAGAGACCGGATGCTCATAGCGGCCAGCCAGCTTCTTACTGCGTTCCCGGCGCTCTTGAACGATATTCCAGGTCTCCATATCAATAATAGGTTCGTGAAAGCTGTCTGCTATAATCCATTCGTCCGGATCACGGAGGGTACTGGTGGCACTGGATTCTCTCATGTTGTAGCGTACCTTGCCAATATAGAAAGGATTCTCCAGAATATATATGACACCTTCCTGGTCAAACTTCTTCCCGGTCTTGGTCTTATAACCGTGATCATTCAGCCCTCTGGTGATATAGTTGATGTCAGATCCTGAAGCGTACATGTCGAAAATTTTCCGGACTATGGCCGCCTCCTGCTCCTCTATAACAGGATTCTCATTCGGGGGTTTGGTGTAGCCCAGAGGCATCTTACCGTTATAGAGTCCCTTCCGGGCCCGGGAGAGCATAGAACGACGCACTTCCCCGGATAGATTCACGGAATAGAATTCATCCTGCCACTCTATGATCATTTCGATGAGTCGACCGTACATACCGTCAATCAGGGGTTCGCTGACAGACACCACATCAATTCCCAGTTTCTTCCGGAGCATGGACTTATAGAAGGTGCTCTCATCCTGATTTCTTGCGAAACGGCTGAATTTCCACAGTACAATGACATCGAAGGGCTTCGGCTTGGTCTTCGCCATTGCAATCATATTCTGGAAGGCATAACGGTTACTGGATTTACGGCCGGAGCGTCCTTCCTCTTCCACGAAGATAAATTCAGACGGCAACAGGATGTTATGCTGCAGACAGTACCGTTTGATCTCTTCCAGCTGGGACTCCGGAGAATACTCCAGTTGATCATCCGTGCTGACACGAATATAAGCGGCACCGGTGCGGATCTGCTCCGTGACTTCCGGAGATTTTCGCATCACTTTCTTAGACATTGCACATTCCTCCTAAGTAAATGTACGGAAAAATGGGCATAAAAATGCCCGGACATATGTTTGCATTGCAATCCGTCCGGGAAAATGATAAAATGCACTTGTTCAAGGTGATTTATCGGTTTACCCGGTAATCGGATCAGCTCCGGTGTTGGCGCACTGGGGCTGATTTTTTTACTTATTGGTTGGCGTGAACCGTTTATCGCAGGTACGCAGTCCATCTATATGTTCAAACAGATCTGGCTTAATAGGTGCACCCAGCGGATCGAGTATAAAATCAATACCTTCCCGACGGGCAAGTTTTGCAGCAGATACAAAGTCACTATCTCCGGAAATCAGGATGATCTGATCAACTTGATGCTTATATGCCATAGATGCAATATCCAAACCGATTTTCATATCAACACCTTTTTGATCTATCTCAATGCAAAAATCAGACTCTTGCAGATCCGAAAAAGAAATGGATCCGCGGCAGAGCTTTTTGACAACATCAGGACGGATAGTGTAATGAGCCTGTTCTTCGGCGAGTTTTCCTAAGCGGATGGCAAACTTTCTCTTTTTCTTCAGCTCAGTGAGGAATTCATTCATCCAGATATACAGGTCAGTTTTGGACAGATCCACCTGTTTCTGAAGAAAGGGGTGGAAAAGTCTTTTCGAAGCAGGAGGACAGTCATAGTAAAATATACGATACAGATCGTTATTATGTTCGCCATGAGAGTTCAGGTGGCGTTTGCAATAATTTGCCAATTCAATAGCACGATCCTTGGCAGGAATATCGCCTAGAACAATTTGAGCCCGCCTGCGATAGAATCCACCATCTACAAGTATAGCAGTTTTCATATATTATCCTCCGTATAAAATAAAAAGCTCCAGGGTTCGGTCATTCTCATATATTGAGAGACGTACAACCTGAAGCATTATTAACGTGTAACCTTAGCTACACATTTATATTATATGTTCAGGATTGATTTGTCAATACATATTACACAAAATGTGTATAAATCTGTGGATAACCATGTGTAAAACTATGTGTATATCAATATCATAGTAAATTGCACCGGTGCAATTTTTTAAAATGAAGATCATAAATATTATAAGCCGTATATTGTAGCACCAAAGATTTTACCACAGACAGGGCAAGAACGTTGATATAGTATATCGGGTAACTTTGGATAATTTTTATTCTTCCCATAAAGAGAAAACACCTGTTGATTATATTGTTTACAGGCAGTACAATTTCGATTTGCAGTAATAAGCACAGTATCAATATTCCACTCATTAATTTTAGGAATAATGCGTTTCAACGAGACGTTTTCGATATCCGAGGGTAACATAGTCGAAGAACGGATACTGTTAAAGATTTTAGTGAATCCCATATAAATTTCCCCTTTTCATATTAGTATTTATATCAGCTCCAACACCACTATCGGGTCGAAGTAGATAACATAATTATCATATTGCACGCAGATACCGTATTTGCTCCGATAACACTGCAGAGCTTCCTGCAGAAACTCCTCTGTGACACCCAGGTAATCAGCCATCTCATAAGAGGTAGTATAGTGTGCTTTATGGCAGGAGATGATGCCGTGTAATCCGATCAGTTTGTTGTAACTCCAGAGACGCGCCCGGAGCTCCTGCTTGCGGTTTGAATCGGAGGACTGATCGATAATGTCTCCAACGGTAGTGTGATAGTGTCCCAGCTCTTCTGCTAAAATGCAGCGTTTCTGAGTATCAGAGCGTAAATCTTTGCTAAGAGCAATGTGGTTATCTAAATACAATCCCTTAATTTGCGTTCCACAGAAATGTGAAGTTTCATCAACAGTCACATCTTGACTATCTGCGGAATCTAAAAGCATTTCATAATCTGTCAAATAAAACACCCCTGTTCACACAATGAATTATTTCCGGTTAGCTTTGATAAAGGCAGCATACTCTTTGATTTTTTCAAGTTCCTCTTCTGTATACTCAGAGCCATCAAAATGGGCGGCAATAGTATGAGGAGCATCTTCATCATCAACAAAGTATTCAGCATTAACTCCAAATGAATCTGCAATCTTTAAAAGAACATCAATATCAGCCTTTTTACTATCACGCTTAATCATAGAGTAAATGGTTTGAGGTGATACACCTATTTTATTGGCAAGCTCATTGGCATTAGTACCGTTTGCGTCCAGTAGTTGTGATAATTTACTTCCAATTCCCATAATCATATCCTCCGTTGCTATATGCTGAATGTATCACATAATGAATAAAAAGTAAACAAAAATATATGCAAAAGCATAAAAAACTATTGACAAGATACGCAAACGAATATATACTACGAGCATAAGTTATGCAAATGCATAAACGGAGGTGAGAAAAATGCCGTGCATCAACTTAAAAGGAGAAATGGCAAAAAACGGAATTACCATTGAAGCTATAGCTAAATTACTGGGAATTCATAGAAACAGTGCTGCAAATAAAATCAATGGGGATAGTTCTTTTACCATTGATGAAGCAATAACAATTCAGCGAAGTTTTTTTCCAAAGCTTACACTGCGATATCTTTTTGAAAAAGAATCGGAAGATGGCAGTGGCGATCAGTAAAGGAGGCAGCAGGAGTGGAAATAGTAATCCACAAAGAAGAGAGCAGGAATTTTTTACAAGTAGGAAAAGAAATGATAGAAGTATCGGATTATAGTTTAAAAAGCTCCGCAGACGGTTCCACAGAGCTTTCTGTAACTATAAAGGGAAATGTCAATGTATTTGAGACATCAGCCAACCTAATAATGTAGAGGATATTGCACTTGTGATCCAGGAGTTTCTTTCCATGACATCAGAAAATTTTGAGAACATTCCTTTTTGAGCAGGAATCCGATCATTAACAAGCATTTCTAACAATGAAAGAAGCTGCTGTAAATCATCTTTATCAGGTGAACTGGAAGATTGCACCTGCTCCTTCATTTGATTAATGGAATCGGAATAGTTTAAGGAAGCATGAACCTGAGTGCCAATGATAGATCCGGTTGCAGAGCCAATATTAAAAATAGGTCCGGTGGTAAGTGCCTTTTTTTGGTGTTCAGCTTCTGTTTCTATAAAACAGCGTAATTCGTGTGGTTTGCCTTGAAATGTTGCAGTTTCTTTGTCAATAACATAGAAACGATCACCACTTGGATTTGTGAGCCAATCATCAACTTGGATATCAGTACCGGGAAGAAAACCTATGTATCGTTTGCCGGTAGATTGTTCTTGGTTGATCAAGCCCTTCACTGGGTCAACAGAGCCGTTGTCCCGTTCAATGGAATACATAGAGCCCAGGCGTTTTATGAGGGATTCTAAAGGATTACGTATGTTAATACCTCCTGAAAATGATATAGGAGAATTACATCACGGAGAAGGCAGAATGGACAAGAGAACAAATAGATTGGAGATTCAGACTAGCAATAATAAAGGAAGGAGGCAGCAGGAATGGAGAGAATCGATAGATTATATGCTCTCTTAGAGCGTAATGACATTGATGAGAACACCAAGGCAGCGCTGCGGTGGGCAATCTTTGAGTTGGAGAATGCAACTTAGACAACCATAGCACCATAAGCTGTAGAAAAGCAGTCAGGAGGTACATATGCGGATTGTAAATTTAATCCACATCGGGGATCAGGTATTGTCATTGGATGACATGGATCCCATGAAAAAGGCAGAGATTGCCTTACGGCTGAATGAACAGAGTCTGAAGACCCTGGGATATGCAGTCAAGAAAAAAGAAGAATCAGCGTAACCACAAGTATCCGTGCCCTGTACGTGGTGTATTCCCAACACCACACTCCCCTTTTACACAATTAGCGTGTGTGTCCAGTCCTCCCCTGGCTGGGCACCACGTAGAGGGCATGGGGACAAGCATCATATTATAGATCACGCTTTGTGCGTGGTGTCATGCACCACGTCCCCCCGTAGATGTGCCGTACCTGCTATGGCGGCACGAACCTCTTTCGGTGTCCGGGTAGATTCCGGGCACCACGCAGAGAGCGTGATCGGAAAGGGATAAACATGGAAATGATTAAGTATTATGCCAAGGAAGTTGTGAAAAACAAAGACGGTCACAAATACTGGGAAGCCAGCAATTCGCAACTGGCAGGGTATGTCTATGATGAAGTGAAGCAGTCAGTGCCGGAGGCGAAATATTATAACTTTGAAGGTTTACAGATCATTACAACGAATGACAAGCAGGAGCATTCATTGCTGAGCACGCTGGAAGTAATGGAGGACCTTTGCAATGAAAGGATAATCCAGATACATAGACTGAGAGATCAGATATACGGAGGGGCTACGGATGTATAAAAATATTGCGATATCACTCCTCGGAGCGTGGGTTTTGAGGGATGTTTTTGGGACAACAGAAGTAAGAGAGCAGATCGCCATAGTCATGGGCCTGGCGGCTATGCTTTTTATTTTTTGCCTTTTTTGCGAGGATCAGCTGGAAAAATTACGGAAAAAGCAGGAAAGAATCCGGGAACTGGAGCAAAAGTTGGAAGAACTGAAGGGAGGCAGAGCAGGTGAAAACAGAACAGTACTACATGGACAAGCTGTTGAAGATGGGAGACGAATTTACGAAGGCGGTAATCCGGAAGGACTGGTTTCAAGCGAAGTATCTGTATGACAAGGCAAGCGCGGTCACGGTATTTCTGGAAGCACCGCAGGAGATCCGGGAACAGTTATTCGGACGTTACAACGAGGAAAGAGACGAAAAGGAGCAGGGTGCCTTTGATGACCGCTCCATAGCAAAGGTTATGCGGGAATGCCTGATCAAGAACAACCTGGGCTTTGAGTGCATGGTCTACCGGATCCCGGGCGAGGCAGGCTACTACGGTGCCAGACCGGCGGCAGACGGTTATTACATGCCGACCGATCAGAACCCGGCATATTTCGCGCAATAAAAAAGCCGGCATTTGGCGATGCCGGCGAGCTCACAGAGCTACTTATATAGACAAGATTATTGTAACTCTGTAAGCCAAAAAAGTCAAGAAAAATGGGGCTTTTCAAAGCCCCTGCGCACTTGATAAAGATATTAAAGTTAGGATACAGAGACATGGTTAAGAGAAAGAAAATAAGGCTAAGGCATGGGGATGTGCTGGATGTAGAAGAGTACCATGATGGGAATTATGGGGGGAAGGGTAAGACCAGACAGAAGAAGGAGAAGCCGACGAAGGAACAGGTGCGGTTGATCAACCGGAGGAATAAGGCAAGGCTGTGTCGGTGGAGGCTGATCCAGTACTTTGACCAGGGAGACCTGTTTATCACATGGACCTATGCGATGGAGAATAGACCTCCTGATATGGCGGAAGCGCTGAAGGACTTTCAGAAGGCAATGAGTAAGATCCGGAAGATCTACCGGGTAAGAGGAGCACCGCTCTACTGGATCCGCAACATTGAGCGTGGAACCAAGGGAGCCTGGCATATCCACCTTGTGATCAAGCAGACACCGGATGGTGATGCGGCTGCTATCGTGACCAAGGCATGGACAAAGGGTGGCACCTACGTGGCAGAGATCCGTCACAGCAAGTTTACCGGAGATGACATGGAACAGCTGGCGAATTACCTGACCAAGGATGAGCACACAGCGGAGACCAGGGCAGACGGCACACCGGGCAAGCCGAGGATAGCGGAGTCATCATACAATACCAGCCGTAATATGCCCCTGCCGGAGCCCAAAGAGGACAAGCTGGTCCGGTGGAAGCCGGAGGTCAAGCCGCCCAAGGGATACTACATAGCCAGGATCCATGAGGGCATCAATCCGGTTACCGGGTTTTTATACCGGAGTTACACATTGATCAGACTGAAGTGCACCGAGCGGAAGAGACCGCCGGGGAGAAGGAGGTGTTGATTTTGGAAAATGAATTGAAAGTAGTGGATATCTTTATAGGCACGACTCTCCGGGGATCCGCAAAGGGCTCCGGCCGGGCAATGTACATCATGAGGACAAAGCGCAAGAACGGCAGTGACTATGAAGCAGCTCCGCAGATCGTAGAGTATGACAATACCACGGAGAGCGAGTCAGTCCTGCGTGCCATCCGTGATGCCCTGCAGCGTCTCCATTATGCCTGCACCGTAGTGATCCATACAGAGTGCAGCTACGTGGCGTCAGCCATCACACAGCACTGGCCGGAGAAGTGGCAGAGAAACGGATGGAAGAGTGCCAAAGGCAATCCGGTGAAAAACGCTGTCCTGTGGGAAATGCTCCTGCAGGACGTAGAGGATGGCGGACATATCCTGCTGGCGGAAGGCGAGAAACACGAATATGCCGAATGGATGCGCTTTAACATGCCATTGAAGAGGGCATTAAAAGACATTTTCACAGAAGTACCGAAAAATTGACAGCATGAGTAGAGCACTCATGTTAGAGACGATTTTGTTGATGTCAACAAAACATGAAAAATATAACAATTTGACAGAAAAGCGGGAAACGGGGTACAAAAAGTACCCTAGTTGAACTACCGAGAAAAGCGAACCGTACACAATGTGTGTACGGTTGAACTACCGAGAAAAATCGGAAGTTGCACCGGTGTAACCGGGAAGAACTCAGTGAGGGAGGCAGCAGGAATGACAAAGAAATCAAAACAGGCGAGAGCGAGGGAGTTTAATACGACCTCCCGTCAAAGCATCAAGGAGCGTGACCAGAACCAATGTATCTTTTGCCAGATGGAGTACCGGATGGAAGAGGTGGAATGGACGGGTCAGGGTACGTTGAGCATTATGCATTATATTCCGCGGTCGCATGGTGGACTGGGAATACCGCAGAATGGAGCACTAGGATGTATCAGCCATCATATGATGCTGGACAATGGCAATAAGGGATATAGGGAAGAGATGTTGCAGATGTTTAAGTGCTACCTGCAGGATCATTACCCGGATTGGTCGGAGGATGCCTTGGTTTACAGCAAATGGAGATAGTGTACATACAAAAATGTATGTACAAAAGGAGCAAAAATGAAATGTAAAACGGAGCGCATCACAATCCGCATGACGCCGGAGGAAAAAAAGAAATTAGACTATTGCTCCGAAAAGATGGGAAAGACCCAGTCGGATATATTAATTAGCGGTATGAACAATTACTATACCGCCATCAAGAAGGCATTGGAGCAGATTAAATAAGCCTATTGGAGTGTACTCACAATTAACCATAAACATACAATGGGGCGGCCGCTGAAATATCCTCCAAGAGGCAGCAGTCGTCCGGAAAGGAGAAAGAGGGGTAAGAGGTTTGTTGGCAAGTGATAAAGAGCTTTTACTCCAAAGCAAAATGAAAGAAGAATTTAGAAGCAGGGTTTATACCGATAGACCTGATTATGCAGATTTTGAACCACCGAAAAAATTTCAGGCAATCGAGAGCATAATTGCAAAAAGATTGCGTGAGCATCCCAATGCGATATGCTCATATTCCGGAGGATCTGATAGTGACATCATGATTGATGTAATAGAGAGAACCAGAAGAATTTTCGAATTGCCGCCTGTCAAGTATGTATTCTTTAATACCGGTTTGGAAATGAAGGCAACGAAAGATCACGTACAATTTACGGCTGGAAAATATGGTGTAGAAATAGAAGAGTGCCGTCCTAAAGTTGGAATCGTCCAAGCGGTAAGAACGTATGGAGTACCGTTTGTATCGAAAATTATGTCATCAGGATTGTCGGAATGGCAGAAAAAAGGTATTCCGCTATCGATAGCAGATGAATATGAACAGGCTGAAGACAAGAGCGTAAAAAGGAAGGAACTGAAAGAAAGGTATCCGAATTGTGAAAGCGTTATAAATTTCTTGTGCTGCTGCAATTCTGAAGGAGAGCCGCGCCCCAATATACAGCTCGTAATTAACTCATCCAAGTACATGAAGGACTTCATAACGGAATATCCACCAGATTTTTCGATAAGTGCGGACTGCTGTATATATTGTAAGAAAAATGTAGCACATAATGTTCAGAAAGATTATGAAATGATAATCACAGGAGAGCGTAGGGATGAGGGTGGAATGAGATCTGTTCCAAGGAAAGATAACACAGCGCTGTGTTTTACGGAGATGAGTTCCGGACAGTATCGATTGAGACCACTTTATTATGTGTCTGATAGGGACAAGGCTTGGTATAAAGATTATTACGGAATACGGTACTCTGATGCTTATGAAGTGTACGGACTTACTCGTACTGGATGCTGCGGATGTCCCATATCATACAAGGCTATAGATGATCTGGAACTAATACGACCATATGAGCCAAATGTTGTAAAAGCAGCGTGGAATATATTTGGGAAAAGCTATGAATACCGGAAAAAGTATAACGAGTATAAGCGGATGCGGATGAACCAGGACAAAGAAGCTGCTGCCAATGTTGAAGGGCAAATGAGCATAGATGATTTTCTTAGAGAATAAGCGCATGGCAGCTTAACGCTGCCAAGGCCATACTAGATGGAACTGTTCGGATAATTCGTAGATTCGGAACCATAGCTCAGTGTATTGCATAAATACTGCGGAACAAAAACAGAATGCAAATTCATCAGGAAGAATTGTTGAAACTATTTTAAGTGTAATGAAAAGAATAACCAAAGAAATGGTTAAAAATTGTGTTTTAAGTATTTTAAACATAGGCATGTCTCCTTTGATATAAGTGTTTTTGAAATTTTATACCATTATTATGTCAGATTTGTAGCTACAAAAGATATTTCTGCATGGAAATTCAATTTTTAATCAAGAAAGGAGCCGAACCTCCAGCTGGGGTAACGATATATCGGGTTCCTGGAAGATAGAATGATAAACGGAGAATTGATAGTAGATAACTTTGCCGGGGGCGGTGGGGCTTCCACCGGGATAGAACTTGCAACCGGCTATAGCGTGGATATTGCAATCAACCATGATCCAAAAGCTATTTGGATGCACAAGGCTAATCATCCCAATACGAAACATTACTGTGAGGATGTTTGGCAGGTCGATCCGGTTAAGGCATGTAACGGGCATCCGGTAGGACTTGCCTGGTTCTCTCCGGACTGCAAACACTTTTCCAAAGCCAAAGGCGGTAAGCCGAAAGACAAGTTTATCCGTGGTCTTGCATGGGTGGCTTGTCGTTGGGCTGGACTTGTACGACCGAGGGTAATCATGTTGGAGAACGTGGAAGAATTTAAAACCTGGGGACCACTCAACAGAGGACATCATCCTATTAAGGCAAAACAGGGCAAGACTTTTGAGAAGTTTGTACAACAGCTTACAGATTTGGGATATGATGTACAGTTCCGTGAGTTGGTAGCTGCTGATTACGGAGCACCGACCATGAGAAAAAGATTTTTCCTCATTGCCAGATGTGACGGAAAGCCGATTGTGTGGCCGGAACCGACACACGCACCTGCGGACAGCGAAGAGGTAAAAGCAGGACTTCTCAAACCGTATGTTGGAGCATATACACAACTTGATTTTTCTCTTCCTTGTCCGAGCATTTTTGACACATCAGAAGAAATCAAGGAAAAGTACGGGATCCGGGCGGTACGTCCGCTGGCTCCCAAGACTATGGAGCGTATTGCCAGAGGATTGAAAAAATTCGTACTGGAAAATCCGGAACCTTTTATTATCCAGTGCAATCATGGCGGTGAGCGTAGGCCGAACGACATCCGGGAGCCGATGCCGACCATTACCGGAAAGCACGGGTATGGAATCGTAGAACCGTATATGGTACAGATCGGTCAGACCGGATTCACGGCGGACAGAAGTAAGGATGTAAGGGATCCTCTGACTACGATTGTGAGCAAAAATGAGCATTGCTTAATCAGTCCCACATTGATCCAGTACCATTCTGAGACAGCGCAGGGAGAAGTCCGGGGGCAGACAATTAAAGAACCAATTATGACGGTAGACGGATCCAACCGGTACGGTCTGGTTACATCATTCTTGCACAAATATTATGACGGTGGTTACAAAGGTGCAGGAGACAGTGTGGAAAAGCCGTTGCCAACGGTAACAGCGTGGGATCATAACAGTGTAGTTACAGCAAATCTTATTCAGATGAATAATCATTGTGATGGGCGGGATTTACGAGATCCTATACCAACAATCACCGCTGGGGATGGTCACTTCGGTGAAGTCAGAGCATTTTTGATTAAATATTATGGGCAGGGAACCGGACAGGACATTGAGGAACCTCTTGATACAGTGACATCCAGAGATAGATTTGGACTTGTGACTATTGAGGGTGTAGATTATCAGATCGTTGACATCGGATTGAGGATGCTGGAACCCAAAGAACTGTACGGATGCCAGGGATTTCCGGAAGATTACATCATAGATCATGATTACACCGGCAAGACCTATCCAAGAAGCGAACAGGTGCGCAGATGCGGTAACGCTGTTTGTCCGCCTATACCAGCGGCATTGGTCAGAGCAAATTTACCGGAACTGTGCGTGGCAGAGCGTACACCGAACATGATGATTAAGGCAGAACAGACCGGACAGCTCCGGTTTGCATAGGAGGTATACATAGTATGGGAAAGAAGAGACATTTGACACCGGCAGAGATTAAAGAGCAGTGCAAGCGGATCGCCAGGGAAAGCCGTATGGCTGACCGGACACCGTGGACAGCAATGGGAATCATGCTGTCGTATGTGATCATGCGAAAGGAAGGATTCAAGGGGCAGAGAATCTCCAGAATTGCAAACAAGGTAAATGAGATGGAAGCGGACTGGGCGGACGGCAAGATAGACCTTAAGGAGATCAGCAAGCGATTGTATGACAAAGCCGACTGGACCATAGAGTATAAGGCATATACGGTCGATGATATCACCGCCCGGAAGGGATCCTATCAGTACTGGCTAGATAGCAAGCAGATTGCACCGCAGAATACCATCAATGAGCAGGCAACGAGGTATATGCTGTTCTTATTCACAGCCTTGATGGATGAGTACGGATTTGGTAAAGATCGGCTCACCAGAGTGGAAGAATACATGAATGAGCTGTTGCTGCAATACCAAGAGGACAAGACCACCGTCCGGGAATGGTCCCGTGCATTACTCGCGGAAGTCGGGGTGGTCATGGAGCCGCCCGTGGATCCGCTTACGCAGACGGCAGGCAGCATCATGACGGGGTGAGCGGAAGCTGAAATGTAATATTGGTATTTGAGTTAATTAAATAAGCCTTTTGGAGTGTACTCACGAACAACCATAAACATAGTCACGGGACGACAGCTGAAAATCCAAGAGGCAGCAGTCGTCCGGAAAGGAGAAATATGCAGGAGTATAAAGACTGGGATGGAACCCTTCTTCTGGATCCGGCACCTACGGTCCAGCATGTACATATAGGAGATATCATAAAGATCAAAATAAATGACGAGGACCGTATCGGCCGCACGAGCAAATACTGCGAATACGAAGTCATAGGAGTTTACCCACGGAACGTGCTGACCAGGGATAAAAAGACCGGATTCCGCCGGGGCTTTTCTTACGGAGATCTTCTGACAATGGGATTGGAGAACCAGGATCCGGAAATAGAGACCATGCGTAGATCATATGCCAAGGATCAGCGGAAAGAGAGCATATCCATGACACGCAGCTCTTTTAACCCAGATTATGATCCGGAAAACTACCGAAAGAAGAGGAAAAAGAAGAATGAAGACAGTGGAGAAGAAAATCCTGCCGAAATACTTCCAGGCAGTGAGGGATGAGAGAAAAAACTTTGAGCTTCGTAAGGATGAAGACAATATACAGCCGGGAGATGTCCTGATACTAATGGAATGGGAGAATGGAGAATATACTGGCAGGACAGAGGTGCGCCGGATCCGGTATGTGCTCCGGGATGTACCGGAATATGGACTGATGCAGGGTTACTGTATCATCGGATGGTAAAGGAGGCAGCAGGGATGGAATTACAGGAACTTACAAATAAAGTACTGAGATTATTTGATGCGAAGACAACCGAAGATCTGCCAGAGAAATTGCTGGCTGCAGTTCAAAATAATGATGAGACAGTGTATGAAAAATTTTGTGAGAATGTAAAAGATTTGAGCATCGACTGGTTACAAATGATTTTTCAGTATTACCATGCAGATAGAACGGAAAAAATGCAGGATTATACACCTAAGAGCTTAGCTGTGTTTATGGGAAAACTTGCAGGAAAATCAGATATAGTTACAGATATGTGCGCTGGATCAGGGGCATTGACAATTCAAAAATGGAATATGGACAAGAACCAAAAATTTGAATTATATGAATATGACAGCAAGGTAATGCCATTTCTACTGTTCAATATGGCAGTTAGAAATATTGAATGTAAAGTATATCATTCAGATGTATTGAAACAGGAAGTATTTCACACATACAAAATCGCAAGAGGAGAAAAATTCGGGAGATTTACGGAAATATGAAAATGAAGAAAACCTTAATATCAAATCCACCGTATAACATGAAATGGGAAATACCGCCATTCGCACAGATACAACCACGATTTGCTAAATGTTATGTAGTGCCACCAGCAAATAATGCGAATTATGCATTTGTACTAACAGGGCTGGAAAAACATGACAGGTGTGTTTTCCTTCTGCCGGCTTCTATAATGAGCAGCAATCAAAAGGAGGAAAAGGCAATAAGAGAATGGTTAGTAGAGGAAAATCTGGTAGAAGCGGTGATTGTCTGCCCGGACAACATGTTTGAGTCCACTGGGGTGGGAACCTGTATTGTTGTTCTGGACAAAAACAAAGGACATGCAACCACGGAAATGATAGACATTAGGAATAGATATGTAGAGGAAATCAGAGATCAAAAAGGGCAATATGGTGGAAACTCTCATACTAACAGGATCTATCAGAAAAAAATAAAGATTATTCCGGAAAAAATAATGGAAGATGTGATGGATGCAATCGGGAAAAGAAAAAGTATTCCAGATTTTTGCAAACCAGTAAGCATTGAAAAAATAAAAGAGGATAAATATTCTCTTTTGGCGAGTCACTATCTTGATATACAGGAAGAGGAAGTAAAGCATAGAAGTTATGAAGATATTGTAGAAGACCTGAACAGGGTGGTGAGAGAAAAAAACGCATGTAAACTAACAATCAACGAAAGTCTAGCGAAAGGAGTGGGATTCGATATCGAAATGTATAAAAATGATCAGCAAGATACTGGACTGAATGAACTGCTTGTAAAACTAGGAGCACCACAGATTGAAAAAGATAATTATTTTTCAACATCAAAGAATAAAAACGAAATCCGATTTGAGAATAACAGCAAAGATATTCTGTCAAGCATCTTGGTGATGATTATGCAGACATGGAAACAGCACATATATTACTTGAACCAGCAAGAAAACAGATATTTGGCTGAATTGAGGGATGCACTGATTCCAGATCTGATGAGTGGGAAAATTGATGTAACTTAGAATTTACGGGGGTAATCAATATAGTGAAAATCGGTCAAATATTCACAATACACAAAAACAAAAAGCAAGTAAGGTGGAAGGTTGTTGAACATCCTTATTTTAACGGACAGTTAGCTTTAGTAAAGGATTACAAAGGTCTATATGGCGCAATGAATAGCGGTTATTCCAAAGAGGATGATGCTCATATTTGCGGAAAAACTACATTAGAAACGGCATATGATGATGCGTATTTAATGACCTAAACTGAAATATTAGGATTTAAGGAGGCTGGAGCATGGACGAATTAACAAGAAAAGCTTTAGTAGAACAGGTTGAAAATATTATTGCAGATTATAACACAAGAGAATTATCAGAGACTGATTGGGAACTTAATGGGGAAGAATTAACTTGTATTTCGGAGTGTCTACAATATGGACAGGTAGCTGAATTAAGAGAAAAACAAGTAGATATGCTTATACAGTATATCTTTAATAACATGCATTGGTGTCCCTTTAAAGATGAGGCTAAAATTGACTTCGAAAAGTGTGTAGGCTTTAGGGAAAATGGATGTAAAGAATGTATATTAAGGAACATTGAGCAGCTAAACTGAAATATTAGGATTTAATGGAGGTAGAAAAAATGTATAAAGCAACAAATATTGATACGGACAAGGCTCTCAAAGCAATCAATGATTCAAGAGCAATACAGGAAAGAGCATCACAGCTTAGATCGGAAAAAGAAAGATCTTACATGGAGGGACTGAACAAAGGACTTGATATTGCTGAAAGTCTTTTTAAATGTTCAAATTATGAGAAATCGGCACAGGAGGCAACTTATACAGATGGTGTCTGCGAGGTACTCTATGAACTTGGAAAAGAACTTGATATACCAACTCAGGATATAAGAGATAATATTGCATCGGTAGATGAAGCCTGCGCTCTGTTTGTAGACAGGATTCGGGAAGCAATAGCAAGAGATAAGGATCAGTAAACTGAAATTTACAGTAGAAAGGAGAAACATGATAATTCCAAGAGAAATAAGAGAAAAAATAGAACAGAGAAATCAGCTTGATGAAGAGATAGCTGGTTGGTTCCAGGAGAATGTAGATGCTTATGGATGCGATATAAAAAACGCTTATGTGGTTGATGAACCGAAAGGAGAAGAACAGATTGAAGAGGGGGAATATTGTAAGCAGTCAATTTTGGGCGAGGACTGGTACATAGGACAGTATTATTGGAAGATGGACAATGGCAAGTATTTATGCATGGATTTTGAAATATAGCTTAAACAATATTTATGTAAGAAAAATACGAAAAAATTGAAAAAATAAAAATATTTCTCAAAAAATGCTTTTCTTTACGGTTTTTTTTGACATATCCATATGTAAGACAAATACGTCTTGCAAAAATATGAAAACCTATGGGAGGAAATGCAAATGAGAAGACACAACAATTATGATGATTACGATCTGGATCCGAATTACGACGAGAGTAATGTAGACCTGGACAGCTACGAGCGCGAAGCGGATTACTATGAATCTGAATGTGCTGAGGGAGTAACAGTGAAAAATTACGCTGATACTAATGATCCTGTTTGCGAGAGGCTACATAACTGGAATGACTGTTTCTGGTTTCGGAAGTATTTCGGAATGTAGTACAGTATGTACTACGGTAGATCTGGGAGTGTCGTACATATCTGTGCGGCATTCCCGGGATTTTCTAGGAAGATGAAAGGAGTGATAGAAAAGAAAATTTTGTAAAAGTGTAATAAGTACATAATACACCGTTTGAAATTCCAGCTGCAGAAGGACTGCAAACAATCACATAATAATAGCGGTACAACCACCGACCAAAGTAGACTGTACCGCTCAACTGCTTAAGATCATCATATCACACGGATGTTTCTTAGGCAACGAGAAAATGAGGTGCGCATATGACTAAAAATGATTTAATCAACGACGTAGCTTATGAATTACGTGACAGCATGACCAGGGAACAGATCGACCGGATGAAGATTACGCTTTATGTAAAGTTGCAGGATTTTGAGCTGGCAGAGATCAAACAGCTGCCTATGACTATGGAGCATGACAATGAGTGGTTAATGCAAAGGTATTGTGTAGACAGCGTGGCAGCAGGACTCCATGCCGGAACTATCAGGAGTTATATTGGAATCATAAAGAAATTCTTTGACTTTGTGAATAAAAATTATAAATATGTGACAGCGCAGGATATCACAGATTATCTTGCTATAAGGTCCTATCGTGATCACATCAGCCACAATTATAAATCCACAATATACCGGTATCTCTGCACGTTCTTCAGCTGGGCATTTAAGAAGCGACATATCCAAAATAATATTGTTGATGGAGTAGACAAGGTCAAGCAGATCAAGAAAAAGAAGGTACGATTGACAGATGAGGAAGTTGAAACTATCCGCTATGCGCTGCAAACGCCAAAGGAAAAGGCATTGTTTGAATTGATGATTTGTACCGGCATGCGTGTAGGTGAAATCTCTTACCTCAATGTGTCAGATATTGATCTGACAAATAAGCAGGTATCAATTTACGCAGAAAAAACGGATACCTACCGCACCGGAATGCTTACGCCAGTAGCGGTGATGGCATTAAGAAATTATATCGGGGACAGGCCTGGGACAGATCCGCTGTTTTTGGCAGATCGGGCACCGCATAACAGAATGAAAGAGTATGGCATCGAAAAGCTGGCTAAAGAAATGGCTGTCCGGGGAGGAGTAACCAGGATAACAGCAACCGTGCATGTGTACCGCAAGACATTTGCAAGCGTATTATACCGCAAGACGGGTGATGTATTGCTGGTGAGTAAATTGCTGGGTCATGCAAAGCCTGACATGACGGTCCAGTATTACCTGATAGATGACATCGAAGAGATGCAGCACAAGTATAACAGAGTAGCATAGTAACAGCACCGGAAGTTGCACCGGTGCAACAGAAAGGAGAAAGCATCGATGCAAAGAATTAACAGAGCAAGCTGGAGGATTATCGAAACTATATTATTAAGGTATCCCCAACGAAAGAAAGAATATGAGGAGTACATATCGGACATTATGGCATCACCGGCGGGAGGCAGCAGTCGTCCGTCGGATCCTGCCAAGGAAAGAGACAAGGCACAGTCTGTCACAGAGGCAAAAGCCCTGAAGATGACATCCGTATACCATGAACGGATCAAGAAAGAGATTGAGGCAGTGGAATTTGTATATAATTCTCTTCGACCAGAAGAACAGAAGGTAATCCGGATCAGGTACTGGAGTAAAGGTCTCAGAGCACCGATTCCCTACCTAAAAATCGGTGGTGCCTCGTACAGTGAGAGACAAATGAAGAGGATAGTTTTTAAGACTATAGAACAGATTGGAAGGTATATTGGGGAGTTAAAGTAAAAGATGGCATGATTTCGCATGTCAAATGTGATAATATAGTATCGTGATAAATTAGTGACAGGGCAATGCAGATAGCTGCGTTGCCTTTTTTCGTGGAGTTGCACCGGTGCAACTTTAGAGAGATGGTGAGCAGATGGCAAAGGGCAAATATAAATATTGGCTGACACCGGAAGGCTTACTAAAGCTGGAAGGATGGACAAGGGATGGACTAACAGAAGAGCAGATCGCTGGTAATATGGGAATCTCCAGGTCTACATTAAATGAATGGAAAAAATTGTATCCGGACATTTCGGACACCCTAAAAAGGGGAAAGGAAGTTGTGGACCTGCAAGTAGAAAATGCGCTCTTGAAAAGGGCACTGGGATATCGGTATACAGAAGACAAATATGTAAGCGTTCCGATGGAGCAGGAAGAATATAGTCAAAAGCTATTTGAATATATGAATCGCTACAAACTGGAGCATCCGGAGGCAACAGATGATGAGCTGATGCTTGTAAGAGAGAAGTTTCCCAAAACAAAAGAAATGCTTGTGGAACGAAAAGTAAAAGAAGTAGAGCCGGATACCACAGCCCAGATATTCTGGTTGAAGAACCGAAAACCAGATAAATGGAGAGATAAACAGGATGTCCAGATCTCCGGAGAACTCAAGTCCGAACAGAGTAAACTGGATGACCTGATCAGACAGATGCGTGGTGATGGGTAATGAGCGCAAGTAAGCTCCTGTTGTCAGAGAAATACAAAGCATTCCTGAAATGTGATGCTCCGGTGGAATTTCTGGAAGGAACCACGGCGGCAGGTAAAACAACGGTAGGAATCTTCAAGTTTATGCTTAAAGTAGCGGAAAGTCCCAAGAAGCTTCACATCATTGCTGCGGATGACACCGGAACTGCTGAGAAGAACATCATCAACAAAGACCTTGGTATACTGGATAATTTTGGCATTCTGGTGGAATATAACGGCAGTGGAACCAAAGACGATAAGATTCCACATCTGATTCTGCATACTGGCAGGGGAGATAAAGTCATTTATGTGCTGGGCTACGGTAACAAGAGAAAGTGGAAGAAGGCCCTGGGTGGACAATATGGCTGTCTGTACATAGATGAAGTAAATACCGCAGACATAGATTTTGTCAGAGAAGCATCCATGAGATGTGATTATCTGATGGCAACACTAAACCCAGACGATCCGGGACTGCCGGTGTACAAAGAATATATCAACTGTGCACGTCCTCTTCCGGAATGGAAGGATGAGACACCACAGGAAATCATAGAGGAACTGAAAGAAGAGCCAAAGGACGGATGGATCCATTGGTTCTTTTCTTTTAAAGACAATGCAGGCCTTCCACCGGATAAACTGCAGATGATCCTGCAAAACACACCGAAGGGAACAAAGATCTGGAAAAATAAGATCCAGGGTCTCCGCGGAAAAGCGACAGGGTTGGTATTCTCCAACTTTGTCAGAAAGAAACATGTTGTTACTGCTGCATGGGTGAAGAAACAGATTGCAGATGGGAAGATCCGTTTCAGGAAGTTTACGGCCGGACTGGATACATCATATTCCTCAAAATCTCCGGATACCATTGCAATGATCTTCCAGGGCATTACGGATGACCGCAAGCTGATCACACTGGCTGAAATGGTGTATAGCAATGCTGATCTCAGTGTGCCGTTGGCACCATCTGACACAACGGTAAAGTTTATAGCTTTTCTGGATAGATGCAGATCGGAATGGGGATTTGCAAAAGAATCCTTTGTTGACTGCGCGGATGCGGCGACAATAACAGAACTTCGGAAGTATAAGCGCCTGCATGGGTGCCTTTACAATTTCATTGAGTCCTACAAAAAGGTAACAATACTGGATCGTATCAATTTACAGCTGGGATGGATCCAGCAGGACTGCTATCTGGTAGTTGAGGATTGCACAAACCATATCTCAGAATTGGAACGCTATTCATGGGACGAGGAAGAGGATGTCCCGGTACCGGAGGATAAGAACGACCATACGATCAATGCAAACCAGTACGGATGGATTCCATACCGGAATATGATTGGATTCGAGGAGGATAAACAGAGGTGAACCTGATGGAAAAGATAAATGAGAATATCAAAAGAGGTATACGGAGCTGGCTGAATGTTTCTCCGGCGAATCCTTATGTGTTCAATATCAATGAGATGATGGACTTCGAGGGGAATGCGATCCGAAACCGCATCTGGTATCGTGGTGACAGCAACGAACTGGAGCAGTTCTATGAGCAGAATGCGGAATATGCAGATAAATATAAATTCTGGTCCAGCAAGAGTACACCGGGGATGGAAATGCGCAAGATCCACACAGGTGTTCCGGAGCTTACGGTGAGAACTCTGGCAGCAGTAGTCCTTCCAGATATGGGGGAATTTGAATTTTCCTCAGAGAACGAAATGCAGAAACAGATATGGAAAGACATTGCAAAGCCTGAGAATAATAACTTTGCCGATAAGGTAGAGGATGCAATCAAAGAAGCACTGTATATCGGAGACGGGGCTTTTAAAGTGTCCATTGATACAGAAGTCAGTGAGTATCCGATTTTAGAATGGTATGCCGGGGATCGTGTCGAAATCATACGGAAAAAGGACAAGGTCCGGGAAGTGATATTTAAGACACCATACAGCGGAGGAGGAAAGACATATGTGCTCAATGAGGTATATGGATATGGGTATGTAAAGAACGAACTGTATCTGGATAACAGACAGGTTCCGCTGACTACACTACAGATAACCAATTCACTGGAAGATGTGACCTTCGATAAAAGCGTTATGCTGGCGGTGCCTATGATGTTCTATAAGTCGGCAAAATATGAAGGACGTGGCGGAAGTATCTTTGACGGAAAGGTGGACAACTATGATGCGCTGGATGAAGTATGGAGCCAGTGGATGGATGCGCTGAGAGCAGGAAGAGCCAAAACATATATTCCGGACTGTCTGGTTCCGAGGGATCCGGAAACAGGAGCTGCGATAACACCGAATCCGTTCGATAACAGATATTTTGCAGCAGAAGGAGACCAGCGCGAAGGGCAGAAAAACGTAATCAGTACAGACCAGCCGAGCATTCCTCATGACAGCTATCAGGCTTCCTACTGTACGGCACTGGACCTTTGCCTGCAGGGGATCATCAGTCCTTCTACACTGGGGATTGATGTAAAAAAACTGGATAATGCAGAAGCGCAGCGTGAAAAGGAAAAAACAACGCTGTACACAAGAAACATTATCGTGGAAACTCTTCAGACAGTATTGCCACAGGTAGTATCCATGTGTATCAACGCATATCACCTGATGAAGAATGAGGCAGTGGAAAGTGTAGAGGTAAATCTCCCATTTGGAGAATATGCCAATCCTTCATTTGAATCTCAGGTGGAAACAGTTGGTAAGGCAAAGCAGAGCGGAATCATGAGCATTGAGCGCTGTGTGGAGGAACTATACGGTGACAGTCTGGACGATGATTGCAAACGAGAAGAAATCGCAAGGCTCAAGGCAGAGCAGGGGATTCAGAGCATTCCGGAGCCGGAGATCAGAACGGATGCAGGAGAATTCAGGATAAACGGATTTACTGGAGGTAGTGATGGAAGTAAAAGTAGCGAAAAAAACATACCGGATGAACCGGGAGGAGTACCAGGGGCTTCTGAAGGTGGCCAGTGAGCAGGTACCGAAAGGAATCTATGCAGTGGAAAAAGGTAATTATGCGGAACTCCGATGTGATCATTGTACCAGCGTCACGCAGATCAAGACATTGACCAGACAGTTTAAAAGCCAGGGATTCAAGGTATATGCAAACGGCAGGTGATTAGATGCCTAAGATAAATTCAGAATATGATATCGGAGCAGCATTCGAAGCTATTGAGAATGAACTCATTGCTTCCATGATCCGGAATATGCGAAGACATAAGATTGAGGAAATCGATGAAGATAAGCAGTGGTCCATGTGGCAGACAGAGCAGCTCCGGTCGTTGGAAAAGTACAGAAAAGAGAATCAGGAACGATTTGGTACAAAATTTAAAGACATTAATAACCGGATCGAAGCGCTGATCAGTACTGCCAGGGATGAAGGAGATATGGAGCAGGAGATAGCCATACTGGAGGCTATAAAGAAAGGTTTCCCAGCAAGAAGAGTAAGTCCGGGAGCATCGGCGGCATTCTTCCGGTTGAACCAGAGGAAGCTGGAGGCGCTGATCCGGGCGACCACATCAGACATGGAAAAGGCTGAGACAGCCGTCCTGCGCATGGCAAATGACCAATATCGTAAGATTATTTTTAATGCTCAGGTATATGCCAACAGTGGAGCAGGGACTTATGAGAAGGCGGTAGACATGGCCACAAAGGATTTCATTGCCGCTGGTCTTAACTGTGTGGAATATACCAATGGATCCAGACACACATTGGCAGACTATGCGGACATGGCAATACGGACAGCCAGTAAGCGTGCATACCTGCAGGGGGAAGGGCAGAAAAGGCAGGAATGGGGGATATCCACGGTGATCATGAATAAGCGTGGAAATCCCTGCCCCAAGTGTTTACCGTTTGTTGGTAAGATACTGATCGATGATGTATGGAGCGGTGGAAGCGCCAAGGATGGACCATATCCCCTGATGAGCGCGGCAATAGCAGCAGGACTATACCACCCTAGATGCAGAGACAGCCACACTACCTATTTTCCAGAACTGGAGGATTTGGATAATGAATACAGTAAAAAAGACATAGAAAATATCGAAGAACAGAACAGGAAAGAAGCAAGACAGCAATATGCAGAGAGACAGGAGAAAAAATTCCATAGATTAGCATCATTTTCACTGGATCCGGAGAATAAAAGCAAGTACCGTGCGAAGGAAAAAGAATGGAGTCAGGAAACGGAAGACCGGTATAAAGTTCCTGATGAGGTGAAAGTGCCGAGATCGGATACTCCGCAGATCATGATCGATTTAGTGGATCAGTACACAAGAGATGAGTGCATCAAGATAGATGAACTGTCAGAATATGCATTTTCGTATGATCTTGATAATGATTTGATAATTATCAATCCGAGACATCCGCAGTATGAAGAGGAGAACTACAAGCATGTGCTGGCGCATGAAATAGCCCATAGAATTGATCATAATGAGTATGGCAGTCCCATGTATGCTGAATTCGCAGAGGCAATAAAAAATACAGAAAACAAAATATTGCAAAAAAAGGAGAAGTATCAACGGAGACTTGCTGTAAATGGTGATTTAGAGTACAATTACTTCATCAGTGATATAATGTCATGCATAACAGACAATGTGATTACAGGAGTATACAGACATGAATCACAATACATAGGTAAACCCGGATATGCGGAGTCGGAGATATTTGCGGATATATATGCTGCATTGTATCAGTCGGATGATATAACTGTAGAATTCATAAAAAGTGAATTGCCAGAGCTATATGAAGCATTTATGAAAGTGCTAAAGAGGTAATTATGTTCAAAAAAGAATTTGTTGAAAAAATGAAAAACGATGAGGAACTGCAGGAGTTGCGCAGGAAAGTATTATCCTTCTCCGAAAAAATGGGAGATGCCGCATACATCATCGGAAAAGATAAAAGCTATGAGGATTATAAAGAACGTTTGCGAAGAATGGTAAAAGAACATGAAGCCACCGGTCAGTAGATTGGTGGTATTTTTATCTCGAAAAAAGAAAATTGCACCGGTGCAACAAATAATCTGGAATCAACACGCTTCATGGCGTGTTTTTTTATGCCCAAACACGAGCAAGGCAATAAACTGCAGCGTGACCGGAGACACCGAAGACAATGGATCGCAGTAAGGGTGACACCCTCAAAATGGAAAGGAGCACGTTATGTTTTACAAGACAGTAAGAAGATTCTTAGACCCCGATGGAAGCCAGGGCGGAGCACCGGCAGGAGAACAGACTGATCAGCAGTCACAGCAGAATGCAGCACCGCAGATTGACTATGGAAAAATCCAGCAGATGTTGGATGGAACGCTTGCGGCAAAAGAGGATACGGCATTGAAAGCCTATTTCAAGCAGCAGGGGCTTTCCCAACAGGAGGTGGAACAGGCTATAGCAACCTTCAAGGAACAGAAGGCGGCAAATCAGCCGAATGTGGAAGCATTGCAACAGCAGGCTGCAACCGCTGTGGCCGAGGCAAGACAGGCACAGATCCAACAGGCAGCGACGATGGCAGCAGTCGGACTGGGAATCAGCGTAACATCCATCCCGTATCTGTTGAAGATGGCAGATTTCAGCCAGGCAGTAGGACAGGATGGAAAGATCAGCAATGAGAAACTTACGGAAGCCCTGAATAAGGTGCTGGAGGACATTCCTGCATTAAAACCGCAGGAGACAGATACTACTGGTTTCCTTCATGTAGGGACAGGCGGAGATCCTTCGCAGCATACACAGCAGGCAACCGTACAACAGCAACAGACACCGACCAAAAGATGGAATCGGTGGAACTAAGGAAAGGAAGGTATAAGATATGCCTAATTTAAACTATGCACAGCAGTGGAGTCCTGAACTCCTGCAGATTCTGATGCAGGGAGCGTTAACCTCTCCCTTCATTACATCTAATGTAAGATGGCTTGATGCGAAGACATTCCACTTTACACAGATGAGCACCACTGGTTATAAGAATCACAAGAGAACCGGTGGTTGGAACATGGGATCCTTCGATCAGACAGATGTTCCGTTTACAGTAACCCATGACAGAGACGTTCAGTTCCTGGTAGACAAGGCAGATGTGGATGAGACCAACGCAACTGCATCCATGCAGAATATCTCCAGAACTTTCGAACAGACTCAGGTAGTGCCTGAGACAGATGCCCTGTTCTTCTCCCGTGTGGCACAGGTGGCACAGAAGACAGAGGGATACCACAGCGAGACTGCTATTTCTGCTTATACCAAGGCAAAGGTATTCGGAATGCTGAAGGATATCCTTGCAAAAGGTAAGCTGAGACGGTATAAGGCAAACGGCAGCCTGCTTATGTATGTGGCCAGCCCTATTATGGATGCACTGGAGCAGTCTACAGAATTTACCCGTAAGATTGAACTTACGCAGATCGCTGAGGGCGGTATTGGTATCGAGACCAGAGTAACGGAAATTGATGGCGTTCCCATCATGGAGGTTATTGATGATGAGCGTTTCTATGATGCTTTCGACTGGGAGCCTGCTGAGGGTGGATTTGCTCCTCTGAAAAAAGTTGCAGCAGACAGCACGCATAATATCGAAGCGGTAACCGGAGCTCATAAGATCAATGTACTGGTGGCATGCGGACAGACCTGTAAGACGGTTCCCAAGATCGCGTCTATCTATTATTTCAATCCCGGAACACATACCGAAGGAGACGGATACCTGTACCAGAACAGATCTCTGTCTGATACCTTTGTATTCCCGAATGGTCGTGACGGCAAAGTGGACAGCGTCTATGTAGATGTAGATACCACGGAGTACACCGGGGAGTAAGGAGGACCTATGTCCTACAAACCTTATGTAAGCAAAGAAGAATATAAAGATAGCTATAATGGCAGCGTGATTCCTGACGGAGATCTTGAAAGAGTACTTCGTCAGGCCTCCCGGCATATTGACAGCCTGACATTTAACCGGATTGTGGCAGCAGGATTCGACCATATGACAGCTTTTCAACAGGAGACCATCAAAGAGGTTGTCTGCATGCAGGCAGATTTCGAATATGAGAATGCAGATGAAATCAATACGATTTTATCCAGCTATAGCATAAATGGAGTATCCGCACAGTTCGGAAGTTCCTGGAATGTTTTCATGGAAAAAGGTATTGCCATGAAGCGGGATGTCTATTCGTTGCTGATGCAGACGGGTCTGTGTTGCAGAATTGCGAGGTGATTCCATGAAATATCCGTGTCTGGTGCCCAAAAGATTATGCAAGACATATATCTCCGTTGCGATAGATCAGGAAGGACTGAACAAATACGGGGAGCCATTGAAGCCGGTGGAATATTCTGGAAAATGTAACTATCAGGATAAAGCCAAGACTGTGCTGACATCGGAGAAGAAACTCATAGAGATTACAGGGACAGCATTGTTTCCCGGAGATATATGCCCGGAGCTTACGGTCATATCAGGAGGCAGTGCGGTGATATTCGGTGCAAAACGCAGGATTCTTGAGGGCCGTAAGGCGAGAAACCCGGATGGAACAGTCAACTATACGGAGGTGCTGCTGATATGATCAGTGTAAATTCTACAGTAAAACTGAATTTTCCGAAGATTCAACAGCTCACAAGAGCACAGGTGGTGGCTTTAGAGCAGACCGCTGAGGCGTTGCATACCAATGTAGTGCAGGCACAGGTGTTCCCAAGGGATACCGGCAATCTGCAAAACGAGAGCACTTTTGTTGATTATTCGGAGAGCAGCCAGGGAAAAGTCAGTATCATATCCAGCACACCCTATGCAAGACGGCTTTATTTCCACCCGGAATATCATTTCCAGAAGACGGAGAACCCGAATGCAAGAGGCGAATGGTATGAGGACTGGATCTCTGGGAAAAAATCAGAGTACTGCCAGAAAGCATACAAACAAATATACAGGAGGATTGCCGGATTATGATGTTATCGGATGTGCGGGATTATGTGGAATCCCTTGAACTGGCAGACCATGTATATATGGGAAGCCTGCCGGACAAGCAGGAGAAGTCCATCGGTGTTTATAACAGCAAACATCAGCAGGAGTATAAGACAGCATTAGGAGGACCACAGCTTGCATCTTACGGGACAAAATATGTCACCCTGTTGATTCACTGGAATAATTCGCCGAGAGAATCAGAAAAGGCAGCCATGACAGCATTTGATGCGGTGAAGGCTGCAAGAAATGTAACGGTCAACGATCAGTTGATAAAATTTATACAGCCTCTTTATGAACCACAGGATGTCGGAAAAGATGATGCCGGTATCTGCGAATGGGTCATAGAGATGGCTGTTATTTATGAGAAAGGAAAAGGTGAAAAAGAATGAGCACACCTATTACAGGAGTATATCCATGCTATGAAAACCAGTTCCAGATCAATGCGGCAGCAAGCGGTGTAGAAAAGAAAATGGTTGATATTGCGGACTGCGAGACATTCAGTGTATCTTTCGATAATGGAGTAGAGGAATGGCATCCGTTTACAGAAAAAGGATGGGTGAGACGCCTGCTTACCAGTAAGGGAGTTACCATATCCGTAACTGCGAAACGTAACGTAGGAGATGCCGGTAATGATGCTGTAGCAGCACTTGCGTGGGTAAACGGCCGCTCTGCAGAGAAAGATGTCCAGTGGACATTCCCCGACGGAACCGTGGTGCTGTTTGCCGGAGCAGTCGTGAACGTAAAGAACATTGGAGCAGGAGACTCTACAGCTGTGGCACCGTTGGAATTCGATATTATGAGCAATGGAAAACCTGAGATTACTCCCGCAGCATAAAAACAGGAGGCTATTATGGCAAAGAAAATCGTAGATATTACAGAAAAGCTGAGTTTTGACGAGAACCCGGTATTGAAGATTAAGGATGTTACCGTAGAAGTAAATTCCGATGCAGCCACTGTGCTGAAGATCATGGGTATTTTTTCGAAGGGTACATCAGCTAAAGAAGTGTTGGCGGTATATGAACTGATTTTTAATGAGAAGGATCGGAAAAAGATCGATAAACTGAATCTCCAGTTCAAGGATTTCCAGACAATCATCATGGCAGCAGTAGACATGATCACGGGAGACGAAGAGCCGGGAGAGCAGTGACCCGTACTATGATCTGATCGGAGATTACAGTCTGATCGTATCATCCTTCCAGGCGCAGTACGGGATTCGGCTGTCAAAAGAAATTGATACCATGAAGTGGGATGAGTTTAGGGATCTTCTTATTGGAATCGGACCGGAGACACCGCTGGGACGGATCGTAGCAATCAGGGCCGAGGAGGATAAGGATATTTTAGACCATTTTACTCCGGAACAACACAGAATCAGGAATGAATGGCGTGCAAACAGAGCAAAAAAGGTAGCACCTGATAATATGGCAGCAGTACTTGATCAACTGAAGAATGCGTTCATTTCTCTGGCAGGGGGCGATATACATTGAAAAAGTAGATAAGAAAAAAGTAGATAAGAAAAAAGTAGTGTGTCCTTACTGTGGGCATCCGGTGAATGCAATGCAGACGGAAGATGCACATTGCAGGGGAATTTATTTCCGATGTAAAAATAAGGACTGTAAAAAGATTTTTGAGTTGAAGTTATAAGACGCTGTGCCGATGTGCCTGTCTTAGAAGGCAGGCTGGTTATGAGTGAAGCTACAAGCGTTGGACAGATCGGACTCGATCTTGTTGTAAATAAAAAAGATTTTAATAAGCAGATGAGCGGCATCCAGAACCTTGCCACGAAAGTTAGCAAGAAACTGGCTGCCGCTTTTGCTGTAAAGAAACTCGTAGATTTCAGCGCAAAGTGTATCGAACTGGGATCAGATCTGAGCGAGGTGCAGAACGTTGTAGATGTGACTTTTCCTGCAATGTCAAAGCAGGTAGATAAGTTTGCACAGAATGCCTCAACAGCGTTTGGCTTATCCGAAACAATGGCAAAGAAGTATACAGGTACCTTCGGAGCTATGGCAAAGGCATTCGGATTTGGTGAACAGCAGGCATACGATATGTCTACCACGCTGACTGGACTGGCAGGAGATGTAGCATCCTTTTATAACATTACACAGGATGAAGCATACACCAAGCTGAAATCAGTATTCACAGGTGAAACAGAGAGCCTTAAGGATTTAGGCGTCGTCATGACGCAGACGGCCCTGGACGCTTATGCAATGGCAAATGGCTATGGTAAGACCACAGCAGCAATGTCAGAGGCGGAGAAGGTCGCACTACGGTACTCTTTCGTGCAAAGTAAACTTGCGACGGCATCCGGGGACTTTATGCGGACTTCTGACGGCTGGGCTAACCAGGTAAGGATCCTGAAATTACAGACGGAGTCTTTTATGGCGGCAATCGGTCAGGGACTGATCAATGTATTGACACCGGCTATCAAGGTGATCAATACATTGATGGGGAAACTGGTGCAGCTTGCGAATGTATTTAAGGCTTTTACAGAGAAATTTACAGGGAAAAAGGCGGATAATGTTGCTTCGGGAATGCAAGCAGCAGAGGCTGCTTCGGCAGGTGTCAGTGAAAATATCAATGCCGCCGGGAAGGCAGCAAAGAAATTGGGAGGATTACTGTCCTCAGATGAATTGGATTTACTGTCCCAGAAAACTGATACATCTGCGGCAGCAGGAGAAACATCTGGAATAGACATTGCAGGACTGCAGACCGCAACTAAGACAGCGGAAGAAAGTGCTGATAAAATCACGCAGAAATTTTCCGATGCATTCAAAAAGATTCCGAGTGTCAGGACATTTATTGATCAGCTCAATAATGGACTAAAGAAGATTGATTTTGCCGGTCTGAAAAAGAATTTTACCAGAGTAACGACACAATTACAGCCTCTGGCAAAGACAGCAGTTAAAAATCTTGAAACCATCATAGATCCATTGGGTGGATACATGGGGAACAGGATAGGAAATAAGATCGCTGTTACAGTTAAGTTGGTAGATATTGGACTGGATGGAATTGCTGGTTATCTGGAAAAGAACAGCAGTAAAATACAATCCTGGAGCGAGGATGTCAGCCAATCTATAGCAAACGGGTTCATCAATCTCACAGAGATTAATGAGCAGACCTACAATAACCTGCTGGGGGCACTGGATAAGGCAAGACCGGAAATCACAAAGGGACTAGAAGATATTCTGACAGGTTATAATGATTTCGGTATGTCCCTAGGGACGATCCTTGCAAGCGGATTTGATATAGCTACAGAGCACACGTCACAGTGGATGCAGGATAACCAGGAACTGCTGGAAGGTACACTGACAGAATTGTTTGAATTTGGTGGCGAATGCGCATCACTGGTCGGTCAGATTGTAGGAGATTTAGGAAATTCACTTACAGAATGGTGGGATTCCAACGGCAGCAGTGCTTTCGGCAACATAGTTGATGCCTGGAATGATATCAAGAAGACGGTTTTAGAACTGTGGAATGATATTGTGATGCCAGTACTGAATCATGCCAAGGAAGCGTTGCAAGAACTATGGGAAGAAAACCTCAGACCACTATGGGATAACATTCTTGAACTGATTAGTTCAGTAGGAGATTTTCTTGCAGCTACATGGAGCACAGTAATTAAACCAATTATCGGGTATCTGGCACCTACAATCAAGCAGGTGGCAGACATTGTGATAAACATCATGTGTACTGTATTCGCCACCGTGTCAGACCTTATATCCGGAGCTATGAAAATATTAGGGGGACTGTTGGACTTCCTCACCGGAGTGTTTACAGGCAACTGGAAAAAGGCATGGGAAAGCTTACAGAAAATTACGGATGGAATCTGGCAGGCAATATGGGGATCTATCAAGGGAGTATGTAATCTGATCATTGACGGTGTGAATGCAATGATTTCACTGATATATTCTACACTACGCAATGTGGTAAATGGAATCGGAAGCGTCGCAAAAAAGGCAGGAGATCTGGTAGGAAAAGACTGGGGGTTTGAGATGCCGAGTGATCCTCCGCAAATTCCAAAACTGTGGAATGGTGGATATGTCAAGGCAAACACACCTCAGCTTGCCATGATCGGTGATAACCGACATCAGGGAGAAATTGTATCACCGGAAGATAAGTTACAGAAAATGGCACTAAGCGCAGCACAGGCGGCAGCGGGATCGGGAGGATCCATATCTGCGGAAAAGCTGGATAAGATCATTACATTGCTGGAGACTATCATCAGAATATTGGCGTCAGGCAATACGATAGAAATCAATGGTGTAAAATTTGCGGAACTACTGAAAAAGATAAACAGGGAGTACTTTAAGGCAACTGGAAATTACCTGTTGCTGGATGTATAAGGAGACAGCAGGATGGCATTTCAGGCATGGTTATTAAAAGTGGGAGATACTGATATTTCAAAGTATGTAGATATTGAGACCTATAAGGTGAGTCCGGATCAGCGTGCAGATCTGGACTCTGACAGAAATGGTTTGAATATTTTATACCGGGAAGTTGCAGATCATTATACAACAAAAATTGAGTTCAATACGATTCCACTGGAAGCATGGGAAATGACAGAATTTCTACAAGCAATGGAAAAAGCGTACATAAAGGAGAAGGAAAGAAAGGTTATTGTAACTTATTTCGATGTAAATACCGGAGGATATAAATCGGGAGAAATGTATGTACCAAATTATACAGTAGAGACAAAAAGTTGGAATGGCATGGAATTATGGTATAAGCCATTACGTGTTGCGTTCCAGGAGTATTAAGAGGGAGAGGAAATGATAGATTATAAATATAAAGATTTTTATAATGACACATCTGTCTCCAAAAAAATGCAGATTGAATGTAGTGATGGAAGTGTGCTGAATGAGGAGGACTGGAAAGGTGAAAGCGCAGAACTCACAGAGAGACTATGCTCAGAGAGTGAAATAAGTTTTGGCAGATGTGAGGCGAGTACTTTCAAATTGAGGGTCAGGGAACGGGTAGTACCTCTTGCAGGGAAAAAGATATCAGTATCAGTAACATTGGAAGGAGTCGATGAGGCTCCTTTTATGATGGGAGTTTATAAAGTGGATTCTGATGTACCTACGGCAGATAGAAGATATCGGGATATTGTGGCCTATGATGCCATGTACGACCTCCTGAATGCAGAGGTAGCTGGGTGGTATAACAGCCTGACATTTCCAATGACGCTTAGACAGTTCAGAGATAGCTTTTGTGCTTATGTCGGTGTGGAACAAGAAGAAATCACACTGGTCAACGATGATATGGTGGTAGAAAAAACTATCGATCCGGGAGAGCTCCCGGGGAAAACGGTTATTGAATCCATCTGCGAGATTAACGGATGTTTTGGGCACATCGGTAGAAATGGAAAACTGCAGTATGTGGTGCTGGAACAGATGATCGAGGGTCTGTACCCCGCGGATGATCTGTATCCGGCAGATGACCTTTACCCTGCAGATCCGATGGGAACAGCGGAGGTATCCAGGAGCAATTATATCTCCTGCCAGTATGAGGATTTCATAGTTCAGCACATTGATAAGTTACAGATTCGGCAGGAAGAGAACGACATCGGTGCTATCTCCGGTACTGGCAATAACTGTTACATCATAGAGGACAACTTTTTGGTGTATGGAAAGTCTGCGGCAGAACTGCAAACTATAGCCGATAATGTGCTGAGTGTAATCGGTGTCGTATGGTACCGTCCGGCACAGGTGGAAGCCCGCGGCAATCCCTGCCTGGAGGTAGGGGATGGCATCTTGTTGCACACGACTCGGGAGACCATTTATACCTATATCCTGCAGCGCACATTAAAAGGCATACAGGCACTTCGTGACAGCTATACGGCGGAGGGCGAGGAATACAGGACCGGACAGGTCAATGGCATTATGAAGTCCATCATCCAATTGAAGGGTAAGTCGAATGTCCTTACCCGGACAGTGGAAGAGACCCGGCTGGAAATGAAAGATATCGAAAATGACTTATCTACAGAGATAAAAGTGGTAGCAGGAGAGGTTGAATTAAAGGTATCGAAAGATAATCTTATTGCAGAAATAAATCTGACACCGGATAAGGCACTGATCAAGGCTGAGAGGATAGATCTGGTCGGGCTTGTAAATGCAGATGAGATGGTGATCAAGTACGCGACCATCGAAACCTTGAATACTACCAAACTGGAACTAAACAACCTGATTGCCACCAAGGCAACCATCGACTCTCTCAATGCCGTCAGTGGCCGCGTAGGATTACTGGAGGCGGATCATGTGACTACATCTGATCTGTCAGCCGTATCAGCCCGTCTGAGCAACGTGGAAGCCAACTATATCAGCGCCAGCACTGTAAAGGCAGACTACATGGAGGTATCCAACTGGACATCCTCTGGGGTGATTAAAGCGGACAGAATCAGCGCTGCGACTATCGTAAATAAGCTATCAAGCGTTGATCTGGTCAGCGTAAGAGCAATGGGTGTCAGCGGGTACATGAATTATAAAGGTACAGTAGTTGCGTGGAGAACAAAAACCATTAGTGGGACTGTTATAACTTATTTGGGACCGGAGGATTAAGAGATATGAGCAATTTAGAAATCAAGGAATTTAGTCAGGCAATCGCAAATTTTGTAGAAGCATCTCCGTTGCCGGAGGAAGTTAAGCGCATGGCATTGCAGGAGAATTTGGCACGACAGGAACAGAAAGCCAGGGATGCATTGATGGCAGAGATTGCGGCCAGGGATGCTGCCGAGGTTGCAAAACAGGAGGTGAAGCAGGATGCAGAGAGCGTATGACTGGGAAGAGGATTACTGGGAGAATAAACCATCTATCAAAACAGCATTAAATAAGACCAACATGGACAAGCTAAGTAATGCGACTCGCATTATTGACGAGCGTGTGATTACACTGGATCTGACTAAGCTGTCAACTACAGAGGCTAATGGGATGATCACGGGAATTACCATTAATCAGGATAATGGCGATATTACGGTTACTTATTATTCTGGAGCAACCAAGGTATTACATACCCTGATGGCACAGATTGCCATCAACTTCGGCTATGATCCGGTTACCGAGCAGCTTATTATCTACTTAAAAGATGGAACAGAACAGTACATAGATATGTCTGCACTCATCACGCAGTTTGAATTTTTAGACTCGGATACTATTTATTGGACCATCGGGAAAGATGGCAAGGTAAAAGCTGATATAAAGAAAGGGAGTATTACGGCGGATAAGCTGCAGCCGGATTACCTGGCGGATATTACCGTACAAGCAGAAACGGCAACACAGCAGGCATCTGCGGCGGCATCATCTGCAGCACAGGCCAAGATAGATGCGGATCGAGCAGAATCGTATGCAAAAATCACTGAACCTAAGTTCTATCTGGATGAAACCACGATGAACCTTTATATGAAGGATGGCGCAGGAGTGGATTTTGTAGTAGTTGATAATGTTTTATATTGGAAGGTAGCATAAGGAGGACAATGACATGGCAGCACCGGAAGGTTACAATGCTCTCGGAAAAATCGGAATATCTTACAAAGGAGATTACGACTCCAATACCACATATGAGCGACTGGACGCGGTTGAACATAACGGCAGTACATATCTGGCTATTAAAGATGCTCCGGACGGAGCTCCCAGGGATGATAAGGTAAACTGGATCTATCTGGCCAAAGGGTTCAGCGGTGACATCGGAGATTCCGAGATCACTTTTACCGAGGCAGAGAACCGCGAGAACATTAATACGGGCGAGAGCGTAAAGACGGTCTTTGGCAAGATTAAAAAGTTTTTTGCGGACTTGACCGCACCGGCATTTGCACAGATGATCACCACAAAGGAGGATCTGTTAGCTACCAAGGCTACCGGATATGTGCCGGATGCCAAGGCGGTAGCATTTATGACTACTTCTGTAAATGGCAAGTTAAATAATTTTTGCCAATTTTATAATAGTACTGGAACGCTAGGTGTTGCTCTTAAAGAATATTCTGTTAATTTTGTTCTAAAATCACCATTCATACTTATAGTTGGTGCCAGTACTGGCTCATATTTAGTATTTGGTTATTGTGGTACGTCAGGATATTATGCAGGAATCGCCACTGAAATGACTGGATCAAATAAATTATTTACTTTTTACGCAAACGATAGAGGAAACACACCTTCTTTTTCAGAAAAATAGTTTATAATATCCTAATCAGCTATATATGAAAAGCTCGCAGAATAATAGCGTTCAGTTGACACATATAACATTATTATACCATTTGATTTATCAATATATAGCATATGGTTACCACCGTCAGAATCAGCCGCATTCGCTCTAACATATGCGGTTTTAGGATAATATACTTTTGCAATCCTACCAATAATTAATGATCCACTTGACTGTTCGGCTGTAATTTGCACTCCAAAAGTTATAAATACTCTATTACCAATTTTTGTAATGGTATTATCTGTATTTCCCCATGATGTGCAGTTAGCCAATGACAAATCAGAATCATTTTCAAAGTTGCTTAACTTGCCATTTACATCACTTAATCCCCCAGTGATAGTCCCATCGCCAATAGTCGAAATATCGGTAGTTCCGATAAGGCCTATAAGTGATTTAAGGTTTTTTACAGCCAGTTTAAGTTTCCCAAAAATAGATGATAACTTTTCTCCTGTCGTTAATTCCTCTAAAGTTGTTGCTTCTTCAAACACCGCAGTCAAATTACTACCGTCACCAGTTTTGGTCAAATAGTTTGTCAAATACGTTTTAGGAATTGCATCTATTTTTTTATCAACGCTTGTTTTGTCATAATAATTTGTCAAATCAGAAACTTTTTTTGTAATGTATCCTACATCATTTTCTAATTCGCTAACTTTTGTTGGTATTCCTCCTGTTTGCTGTTTTGCTTGTTCCATATAATACTTTGCATTATCGGTATCTTCTCCTTCTCTTGTTCCGGTTCCACCTACGGCATAAGATTCAGCCAATACAGATTTTGCATTTGCGGATTGCGCATAAGCAGATGCATTTGCGGATTCTACTCTAATATCTGCTAAATAATTAGGCTGAAGCATATCATCTGTTACTGATCCTGTTTTTATCGAAAAAGAATAAGTCTTATTCTTTCCAGTACCAGTCACGGATACAGCTATGGTTGCAGAATCTTCAAATGTTAATACCGGAACCATAGAACCAATATCAGCTGTAAACTGTGTTCCATCTTCTGTAGTCATGGTAATGATTCCGTCATCAGACATGGAAAAGCCAACAGGTATTTTTTCAATGTTAAGGTCAAAAATAATTTTTTCACCGTTGTATTTTGTAATAGTAATAACACCGGTTGTTTCGTCCATAGTCCAGTCTGCAATGTTTCCGTTTATTGAAGACTTGTCTACTTTTAAGGCATCCTGTGATATGATACGGTTGTCCAACGCATCAATAGCAGAATCCATCTGATTAAGATGGTATGCATCTAAATCCGTGTTCTCACTGGGATAATCTTCCCAGTTAATTCTGGTATAAACCTTATTCATTGCCATCTGCGGTTACCTCGTTTTCCTCTTTCATAATCTGCATATCTGATAACTGTTTAGTCTCCGCATATACTTCATACAATACAAGCCTTTTCACCTCGATAGGCAACGGTGTTTGATTTAATACTGTCACAAGGTTGCTTTTTAATTTCTTAATCTCAAAATTTGCTGCCATATCAATTCTCCCTTACATAGATTTCTTTTCCTTGCTCTTCTGCATACGCATACAGATTTTTGCACAGTTCAGATACCTCATATCCGCTCTGTGCAACCACTGTATCCGACATGTCAATCAGTTGCTTCATAAACTCTTCAAAACCATCGCCATCTTCCGTGCTAAACAATGTTGCATTGATTTCCGTAAACGTGGAAATTCCAATGGTAAAAGCTATATATTGCTGAATTTCTTGCCTTTCTTCCATTACTTCTTTCATTGTTTTTCCAATAATCGTTTGAAGAATAAATATTTTTTTTACCATAATAAATCTCCTACGTCATAAGTGTGACAATTCCAGATGTTGCAGTGAGCAAACCTCCAAGTGATGAAACTCCTGTAATAAAATTAACATTATGTCCAGGATAATCAGCAACATTGGCTGTTTGTGTTACCAAAGATACATCTGATACGGTTCCATTTATATAATTTTTTGTGACACTTAATGTGGCACTTGTCAGTACTGTCTTACTGCCCAATATTTGAGAAGTTGTTGATATGTTTTTTACATATTGTGAATCATATGTTGCTCCATTTCCTACCACTAAAATTCCGCTTACACTTACCATTGAAGCATCAATAGTAAGATATTGTCCCAATCCTTTTATAGATCCTGTGCTTTGCAATAGTTCGTTATAAAATTTAATTTCACCTGATGATACTTCTGTGTAACTTCCGTCTTCCCCTATAGACTTAAAACTACCAGTCATTACTGCGTTTTTAGCTGTTATAGTTCCATCTGCTGATATGCTACAGTTATCTGCTTCCAATACAAAACGGTTTCCAGAAATACTTACCTGTCCACTTTCAACACTTAACTGAGAACTGACATCACCTTTTGATACTTTTAATTTGATTTGGTCTGCCTGCAAAGATATTGCCGCTGCCAATTCTACTTCTGTATCTGTTGCCCTTTTCGCTTCTGCTTCAATTTTTCCTGCATTTTGCGTAATTTTCGTATCCAATCCGCTCTCTACATCCTTGATCTCAGATCGTGTTTCCTCAACAGTACGTTCTAACTCATTTGTTTTTCCACGGAGTTGAATTATACTTTTGTTAATTCCATTTACCTGTTCACTGTACTTTGGAGATTTTCCGCTTGCTGATATGGTGTCTGTCGGTTGTTGGATTCCTTTGTATGTTCTGCTCAACACATAGCTTTCTATGATTTCTTTAGCCGTATATACATTGACTGCTTCTCCAAGGCTCAAACAAGGATTTCCTATTTTTTCACAGTTATAAGGTCTATATTTTACAACTTTAATAACCTCATACAGATTTCTTGCAACCGTTTCTAGGGCATCTGCACCCATTCCATAAACAAGGAAATTATCTTGCAAAATATAACTGTTGTCGTTCTCGGTAATCTCTGTATCCGGGTAAACTGCACCAATATCATTTTCTGATTGTCTTATCTGCACTTTTGTAACTTTTTGGCAAACAAAATCTTCATATTTAACTGATTTGTATTTTCCACCAGTAACCTTTTCTTTTTCAGAACCTTTTCTAGGGTATAATCCTTTCTGTGGATATAATCCTTTCTGTGGATATAAACCTGATATTATTTCTTTAAGGAAAACATATTCAAATTTTCCATCATGGTTAATGTGGCCAAAGCATCCATTTATTGAGCAGATTGCTTCCATGACCGTCTGGCCAGAAAGTTCGCTTGGTTTTATTGTTTCTGCCACTTCCATGCTGTCATTAGGTAATGTGGTTGCTACTTGTTCAACACCAAAATATGAAAAAAAACTGTCTCTGAACTGCTTTAAGGTCAGAGGAAATTTCAACCCGTTATACCAGGAAGATACTTCTGATTCTCCAATATCGTATATAACGTCATATGCCGTCACATTTCTGTAACGCTTATCATCTGTTGGTTTATCGGAAACGACACGGTATTTGCCGAAAATGAACGGTGTTTCAGTATGTCCATTAATCACAACAGAAACATTTATCTGTTTCCCAATCATGCTTGTGAACACGTTGGAAATTTTGAATTTCAGCTGTGATGCATTGCACTGTCCAAATGTAAGGTAATCATCATCACATAGTATTTCTTTTAATTCAAACTGTTCAAAATGGATTTCGCTGTTGGTGATTTTTACAGACTTATCATCTGTTTCAATCGTGATTTCCTTTTTGGATGCGCTTTTATTAAACAAATCCGCATAGGTATAGTTACTCATTCGCTACACCTCCGACAAATGAAAACTCTATCTGATTGTATTTAATCTCTCCGTCATAAGTTCCGTAGATTGTAGGCTTTATATCAGCCATATATCCATATTGTGTGACATATTGACCTAAAAATGGAATGTATGCCGTGATATTACATCCCTGTTCCGTTGCATCAATAAAGTTTCTTCGTATCCCGGACAGTAACTCTTGCAAATCGTCATCCGTCAGCATCGCAGGCGTTGAAAAATCAACACTTAATGCTTTTAGCTCCACAGCATTTCTATGTACGTATCCATTTGCATCAGTCCACGGGTCTACATCCTGCATATTTACAGCTGGCTGATAACTTTCAGCGGCTATAAATCTTGACTGGTCAATAACGTAATCTCCAATTTTTAAAAGCCATCCTTGATATGCTGACATACGCTCACCGCCTCATTGCATAAAAATAGACAGCACCCATCCAGAGTGCTGTCTGTGTTAAAATACATATACATTCTTGTGTTTTTGGTTAAATTGCTCTTGACCGTATTGTCTTGCTGCAATTCCAATTTGATCGGTTGTTATTCCAAACTCTTTTTCAAGGATTCCTTGCAGTAGCTGATTATTCTGTTTCAGAAGTGCAATTTCCTGTTGTGCCGTGGAATTGATGGCATCTTTGATTCCAGTGATTTCAACTCCACCGGCAACCGCTGTCTTGCCGCCTACTGTCCCGGCAATCTCCGGTACGCCGTTCTCTCCTGCCATGAACATCGTGTATCGGCTTGGAACGTAACCACCGGTATCAAATCGAGGAATACTTATTTTAGGTATTTGCACTGGCTTGAAACTTATTCCTATAGCTTCAGATATGCCACTAATCAGACCAAAACCATCAATAAAAGCGTTTATTCCATCAATAATCAGATTTACGCATCCCTCTGCTATGGATACAAGGTTGTTAAATGTTCCTTTGAAAATGTCTTTTATTCCGTCCCATGCTTTTCTCCAGTTTCCAGTAAATACACCGGAAACAAAATTAATTAGTCCTTTTAATTTTGTTCCAAGGTTTTTGATAATATTACCTATTGCGTTAAAAACAGTTTCAAAAGCAGGTTTTAAATCTTCCCACAAATGAGTGACTATGGGAGATAAAACATTGTCCCATAAGAAGTTGAATACTTCTATTACTGGTTTTACTTGTTCTACCAGAAAATTCATGGTATCGACTATCGCATCAAATGCAGCTCCTAAAACACTTCCTAATGCTTGTGCCAAAGGAACTACTACATTTTTCCAAAGTACCGTAAGTATATCAGTAACAATTTGAATTGCAGGCTTTAAGATATTTCCAAGGAATGTTCCAAACGGAACAAGCACTCCATTCCAAAGATTTTCAAAAGCACTTTGCAATTTCGGAAGCACTTCTTCACCAACATATTTTAATGCGGGATTTAGCATATCCTGCCATATGCTTGTGAATGCAGTCTTCAAAAATTCTCCTATCGGAGTAAGCACATCTACAAGCCCTGTCCATGCATTCTGTAAATCTGGTATAACCGTTGTTGTCAAAAACTCCATTGCAGGAGTTAGGTTATCCGCAATGGCTGAAATTGATTCCTTGAAACTATTTCTAACATCCTCGTTTGTCGCATATACAAGCGCAAGTCCTGCTACAACCGCTGTGATAGCCGCTGTTGCCGCTACTGCTCCTGCACTAATACCACCAAACAATCCGGTTGCTCCTGCTGCTGCCGCTCCCCCTGCTCCTGTTGCCGCTCCAGTTCCTAATAGACTTCCGAGAATTGTTTCTCCGATTCCTGCTCCTGCCTTACCGCCCATTGACAAGACAATAGAATCTTTTATTGCTTTCCACAGAATATCTCCCAAGCCAGTGAATTTCAAAAGTCCTATTGCTGTCAGAATCGTGGTTTCGATTGGTGCAGCATCGAAACTTCCTTTCCACAGTTCGATTGCCGCTGTAATTGCTTGTCCTATAAAGTTTCCGGCAGATGTAAATACAGCAGTCCAGTCAATACCAGCAAGAAACTGTCCTATGTTTTGACCAATCTGATACCAGTCTACAGATGCAATAGCATCGGACATCCAGTTAAATATCCCTGTGACAATACCGGATAAATCTTGTCCTGCTTCGAAGAAATCACCATTGAATAAATCTTTGAATAACTTTTTCACAGGCTCAAGAAGTTTTTCTATCTTATCAGCCCAGCCAAGAGCTGTATTCTGCATCTTGTCAAATGCTTCCTGCCATACTTTTTCGTACTCTGCAGTAGCATCCATGATTTCCTTGGTAAGGTCAATTCCTGTTCCACCAGCGCCACTTCCGGAACCACTGGATTTTGGAGTTGAAATAACTTTCAGTTTGTCAAATTCACGTACTCCGCTCTTTGCATTTTTTGCACTTGTACCAACTTTATCCAGTGCATCTGCCGTGTCTTCCAACTCTTCATTGTACCCGGATACACCTTGACCGAATGACGAAAAGTCAATCTTGATTCCCAGTAAATTTGCAACACTAACAAGCAGTCTCTTAATCGCAATTACGACACCGTTAATAACAGGAAGTACTTTCTGCAATACCGGAATAAACAACTGACCCAGTACCATACCAGCTTCTTTTACGTTGTTAGTAAACTGGCGAATCATATTACTTGGAGAATTGATTGTATTCGCTAAATCTCCCCATGATACTTTGGACTGGTCTAAGATTGCAAGTAAACGCAACTGCTGTTTCTCTGCCTGTGACATTTCAGATACAGCTTTTTCAATGCCGTATTTGTAAGCATAAGTCTGTAAGGTGGCATTCGTGATATCAATACCATACTTATACAGTGCTCTTGACTGACCGATCAAACCGGACTGTAAGTTTGTTGCAACTGTACTAAAATCCACGTTAAACAGGGAGGAAATATCACCGGCAAGCATTGTCATGGACTTTGAAATTGCCGTAGTAACTTCTCCGGTCTGCCCTAAAGAGTTGGTAATAGATGCAAGTTGTGAAGCGTACTGCGTAATCTCCTGTAAATTCAGTCCCAGGTTCTTCATTCCGCTTTCAGAAATCAGCCCACCGTCTACATCTACTTTCAGACCGGACATTTTGCCAAGCAGTTCATTTACACGGTTTCCGAAACTCTGCGCATAATCTTCTGCATTGTCGTAACCGAATTGTTCAAAATCCTTGCCCCATTCCTTGCCGACTTTATTGAATGCTACCGTGTAGTAGTTGAATGCTTCGATATAGTCCGTAGTTCCCTCTATGGACTTCCACAGACTTTTAATTCCACGGATCACAAGGAAATATGTTGCGTAGAATCTGCCGAAAGCCGCAGCAAGGCTAAATGTGCTTTTCGTGGCTCTTCTTGCGCTTACCGTATAGGTGTTCAGATTACGTCCTAAAGAGTTTGCTGCTCTCCCGGATGCCGCACCAGTAGATGCCAGTCCTGCCAGTGCATTTGTCATGCGGATAATGTTCTCACTGACATTTGGAGCGGTTGAAAGAGTTGTAAATAACTGCTTCAAATTCTTTGCCAGTAAAGGAATGTTTGTGACTGCTCTGCCTGATGCCACACCACCAAGTCTTGAAATCGAAGATGCTATGCTCGCAATATCCCCTACTCCATCTACTTTAGTTCCTGCCATGTCAGCAGAAAAGGTCTTCAATGCAGATGAAATTCTGCTTAATCCGCTTGTATCTATTTTTCCCATTCTGTTAATGGAATTTGTCAATGTGGAAATATTCTTAATACCGCTTGTATTCATGGAACTGGCGGCATTTGCGATACTCTGTATGCTATTAGAAATGCTTGTCAGTTTGGATGTATCAATAGACAAGCTTCTCTGAAAATTCGTAAGACTATTTGCCAACTTATCCAGTGCGTTACTTGCGTTATTCGCATCCGCTTTTATTTTAATCTGTAAAGAATCAATATCTGCCATACCGCACCGCCTTTACCGCAATAAAAAAGGAAGTGGCAGACACTTCCAAGAAAAGAGCGGCAAGCTGTGACACCTACCGCTCCTAAAATTACTTTTTGAGATATGCCCTTGTAACCGCACCGATTTTTCCGTCCACTTTGATACCGACACTCTTTTGGAATGCTTTTACTGCATCAGAAGTGGTTTTTCCGAAATATCCGTCAATGTTCGTCTTACCTTTCGCATTTACAGACGGCATAAAGCCTTTCCTTACAAGTTCGTACTGCGCCCACTTGACATCATTTCCCTTCATCATTGCCATACGCTTGTAATAAAGAAGTCTTTCCGGCTCTGTATAAGGGTTTCTATGGCTTGTAGAATCCTCATATACGGCATCTAATTCCTTGTACCATACATTCATGTCTACATTGCCTACAATACCGCCTACACGACCTTTAGAAGTGTACTGCCAGCCTACCATGTTAGGTACTTGCGGCTGATACTTCACATTACACTTGCCGTTATTCTTGCCATACCGTGCAATCCACATGGGATAACTCACACCGCCATAAGGCTTAATGTATGTCTTGTAAAAACTTTCCCCAGTGTATACACCGAACTGTAATCCTGCATCGGTGATTACCTTGCCGTAAGCATTGATAATGGAAATAATATTTTTGCCAAGACCTTTCATAACGGCATCTTCAACATCAAGATATACTGTCACTTTTCTACCGTTAAGAATAGTAAGCACTCTTCTTGCATCAGATCGTGATTTTGCAACCGTTGTAATATATCCGTATTCATATACTCCGTGCACATGGACATTGTGCTCTTTACAACCTTTCCAGTTCTCTTCAAACTTCTTGTCCGGGTTCAAATCCTTACGGATGACTTTCAAAATAGCAAAATCAATACCGTTCTGTTTTACCGCCCACCAGTTAATCGTCCCCTGGTATGAGGACACATCAATTCCTGTTAAACTCATGTTTGTTTCTCCTTTTTGGGATGTGATAATTCAAAATTAGCCTGCATTGCCATAAGTCCTGCAAGGAACGCTTTCCTTTGCTTCTGAATTTCTTTTTCATTATTAGCAATGTCAGCACGTTCTATAATAGGCTTGTCAATATACTTCGATTGTGCTTTTCGACCGTTTAGGCAATGGTCTACGGCAACAGATGTTGCTGCTAGTCCATATTCTCCCCACCACATCCACATTTCTCTGTCTCTCTGCTTCATTTCTAGCTTGTACGCTTCTGCATAAGGCTCTAAATCCGCAGGGCAGGAAGAATCTATATCTTTTACTGTAAATCCGTATCCTTTTGTGCATAAAAGCCACATAGGACGTACTTCTTTACAGTATATTTCCCATGTTAGTTCTCTGACTTCTCCGGTGCTTTCTTGGAGTTCTTCTCCTGCTCCTGTTTCAGGAGCTTCGCTAAAAAACCGTTTTCAAGCAGTTCTCCTTGCACATCAGCAAATAATTTCTGAATGTCAGATTCTTCAGAATCGAAATAATCATCAAGCATGGAATAAACCTCGCTTAACTTTGCTTCTTTCTGCTCTTTGTTGTAAGGGTCGAAACCGTATTCATCAGAGTGGTATTTTTGTAAACCGACAAGAATCAGTTCCGGCAGTAACATGAGAATGTTATTCACGGATTCAATGCCGTCTTCCTGCTTTTCAAGGCTTGCCAGTTTCTTGATAATGTTGTTTTTTACGGTTGCTTCGTAACCGAATTTAATGTTCAGTTCCTTTTTTCCAAATTTTACTGTTAGCATATTTTATCCTTTCCCCAACATTTTGTTGGAAAGGAGCCGCCCGAAGACGGCTCTCTTTTGCTTAAATCAATGTTTCATCTACCGATTCATCAAAGTCAGCCACGGCAGTGTTATTTGTTTCTGACTGACTTGCTATTCCCCCGTTGTAAGTGCAACAGTAGAATCCAAACCTTTGTATTCCTCAATGGTAAGGTTCATTTCAATCGTCAGAAGTTCATTCTGTCCGATCTCTGGCTGTGGAATTTGTTCAGGTGGCTGTGCCACAACGAAGAAAGATTTCTCTTCTCCGGGAATGACAGTTTCAAACCACATTCTATTTCCACCAGTAAGAGCCTTGTAGGCTGTGATAAGTGCAGTCCATTCAGCCACGGTCTCTGATGTGAAGTTGACTGTGACTGCAAAAGATCCACCAGTATCTGCACGACCTTTTACATATCTGGTGATTGCATCTTCTAACGCAGAAGCATCAATCTGTTCCGGTTCAATGTTAATGCCGCCAATGGCATTAATTCTTGTAAGTTGCTTAAAACTTGTAGGTTTTGTTCCGGCGGTTGTCTCTGTACCATATCCGAAAGTAATGCCTAAAGTAGAAATTCCGGCTGCTGCCATAATTTATACCTCCTTAAATTTGCATAAAAAAATAGAGCCGAATGGCTCTAATAGTTACAATTTATCATCAGCACCTACGCTTCTTCTGAACCGTGCAGTGCTTCTGTATGTGTCCTGCGAAGTATTATTGAACTCTGGCATGGAAGTTATTTGAAATCGCAGACGTTTGAAAAGTCCGGCAACCGTAGCCATGATAGCTTCGGCTTCTTCCTGACTTTTGTTGGTTATCACATCCACCTGGTATGATGCTGTGATTCCATTAATAGAACGTGCTTCAAGGTCTTGTCCTGTCTCTGTGAACGGCATAGCATGAAAGTACACCGTAGGGAATGTAGGGTCTGACAAATCCTTACTTTTGTCCGTCACATAAGCTTTAGGATGGCTCTGTGGTATCTTCATTTTTAAGTATGATGCAATCTTGACTTTGAAGTCTGATACCCATTGATATTCATTAACCGCCATTTCCAAACACCACCTTTGCTGTCTGTAATACAATTTTACGAAGTTCTATTGCAGTCAGGTACATAAAAGGTCTTGAAGGCATACCTTTTGTTATATGAAGTTTTCTGTCATCTCCGATATAACTCCAGTAGTATTCTCCGGCTTTCACATAAGTGCTTCCATGCACTTCAATGTCTTGTAATGCTTGCCGAATTGTTTTACCGGAGTTGTATTTCCATGTAACACCTTCCGGCAAAGGATATGGATATTCTTTCTTTCCACCAATGCTACCAAGAGTACCAAACTCAACGAAAAGCGCATGGTCTGTACCGGCAACCACCGACCAAACACCGCCACCCTTTACAGAGCCAACGTATTCCGCATGAATGCTTTGCAAAAGTTCTGATGTAAAGATAGCATCAAGGTCAGCAATCTGCACTCTAGCAATCTCTACGCCCTTTTCTGCCAGCGTTTCTGCCAGTAGTCTACATTTATACTCTAAACTATTTTCATAGTCTCTAAGAGCCTTTACAGCCGCTTGTATGGACTTTGGGTCAAACAGGTTAATGTTGATTGTCTTTCCCATATCACTTCACCGTCTTTTGCAACAAAAACAAATCTGCTGTCAGTCCCTCATCTGCAACGCCTTTGACAACATAGTCCGCAGTCTTGCTGTCCACAAGTCCGTCATCGTCACGACCTACTTCTGACTTCTTCCAGATAACATCCCCTGCCTTAATCGGCAAATAGCCCTTGTCGGTCACAATCTGACAATACGAACTGGAATCATCAATACCAAATTCTTTTACCAGTACTTCCGACAGCTTATTACTGATGTTGGCAGAAAAAAGGACGGGTTCAGAATATCCAGTAGTTTCTCTCAAAACCACTGGAATCCTTTCTCCGTCCATCTCGATGTACTTTATTGCTCCGTTTTCGTCCCGGTCATAAATCGTGACTTTTTCTCCCTGCCGTGAGTACTTCATTTCCTGCTTGTTAATGTCAAGCATCTTTCTTCACCTGCTTGTAAATCTGATTTACACCAGTGCTTGCCAAACCGGAAACAATTCCGACCGCAATCGCATTCAGCACATCATTTGCCGGGAAATCCGGAATAACATACATTCCTACTACTCCGAGAATGCCACCTACAATGCCAACAACAACCGGGATGTAGTTATCCTTAATAACCGGAATCAGCTTCGCTCCAATACCGGCAAGATAGCAGATAACCACGATTGCAACACAAGTTCCTACCTGTGAAAAATCCATAATTACTTACCTCCGTTCTTCAATCTTATTTCTTTTATTTCTTCATACATTTTAGTTGCCATTCCATTTCCACCAAGCGCATGATAAGCATTGTACATCTCAACAAAGTTTTCATACGCATAGCTTGGAATTTCTCCTAACTTCATGTACTTATCGTGATACTCAATAAGTTGCACACGCAAAAGAAGCATTGTTCCCTTGCTGTTCGCATCCCTATCTTTCTTTTGCTGCTTTAGGAGCCAGACGATGTAGCCTAATAAAATAGGCAGAACAATCGTATACGTCTGTAATAAAAATTCTTTCACTTCATATCTCCTAACTGTTTATTTGTTGGCACACCGCCCACCACCCTTAAAGTGTGCCGCCTGCAACCTTATTACCGGAATCCGTAACATGGTCACGCACAATCTTCTAAACCCCTCGATTTCGATGGGGTTATAAAACTTTTGCAAATGGGAAAACACCCACAAACAGTTCTTCCCGGTCTCTCCATGTTCTCGACACTCCATTCTCTGAATAGCTTGCCATGAAGTTTTCACCGGCTTGCGATCTGTCATACACGACAAGATTAACCACCACGGACTGAAATTTTTTCATATCCGCAGCAATCTTCTCTTCAGTGTAGCTTTCCGGGTACATTCTTTTTGCTCTGATGTCGGCTTCTGCTTGACTGATAAGTTGTTCCAAAAGAGGATTTTCTTCCAAATGGTCAAACACGACCTCGGAACTTTCAGAATCAATATGAAATTGTTTCAGACGGATTTTTACTTGCTTCAAAGTCGTATATTCTGCCATGTGCTACCTCTTAAAGTTCAAACTTTTCAATCAGAATCTTTTTCAGTTCCGCACCGCTGATTTCTTCCGCACCTGAGACACCGTGTTCTGCGGCTAACTTCTGCAAGTCTGCCGTAGACATACGGTTGATTTCCGTCTTAGTATATGCGGTTTCCTCCGGGATTTCTTCTTTTACTTCGGTGACGGTTTCCTCCGGGATTTCTTCTCCCGGAAGATACCATTTGCCTTTGTATTTGACTTTGTAATCAAATTTCATCAGCATACCTCCGATTAGTAGCACTTAATTACATAGGTGCTATCCATTCTCTCGTAGGAAGGAAGTACGATTTCAGACACGGTTGTCTTAGTCTGTACAGGGTCTTCAGAAACAGAAACCGCAACAGCAACACCAGTGTTCACAATAGAAACATCTGCGGTAGGCTTGCCCATCAAAGTGCGCTCTTCAGGAGTAGTTCCGTACCAAGTATTTCCAAGTGAACCGGAAGGAATCAATGTCGCATATCCATCAGGATAAAACTTGGTTGCTACACCAGATTCGTTCTTATACTGCTTAGAGTAAACAATGATATTGATACCAAGTTCGTTAGAGAAAATTTCCTTAACTCTTGCATCAGTCATCAGAACGTTAGCTGTAACATTCTGTGCTAAGATTGCGGACTTGATCTTTGCGTTCTTCTTAAGATAGTCCATGGTCTTACGAGAGACAATCATAATGGTAGGTCTCTCGCCTGTAACAGCTTCCACAGAATCAAGAGCAACATTTACATCGTCCAGTGGATCGGAGTTTTCAGTATCGTTCCACTGGTCTGTGGTCTCGGACAATGCCGCATAGTTGTTCTGCTTGTAAGTGCCGTTAGGGTCGTAGTTGTAAGCATAAGTAACACCATCAGCCTGAATGGAAATCTTAGGAGAACCATCCTCTGTAGGTGCTAACAGCTGCATAATCATACGTTCAGGAACTACATCAGCACCTTCCACAAGAGTATTTGCATCATCAAAAATTCTGCTTAATACTTCTGCTGCGTAAGGGTCTGTGCTGTCCTTAATACGCATGATTTCCTGTTCGTCCTGTTCTTTGATAATCATAGATTCACGGAAGAATGCCATTTCTGTCTCTTGCATCTTGAATCCTTCACGGCTTCTGATAGTGGAAACTGCATCAAAATTAGATGCTTTCAGGGTAACAGGAAGTCCATTAGAAGTCTTAATCCACTTCAAATCCAGTCCCATTTTCTTCTTGGCGGGGAATAAGCCGGAACCAAGATATGCAATTTTATTACTTGCAACTTCTGTATGCACAAGTGCGATTGCTTTCGCATTGTAGGCATCTCTAATGTTCATTATTTCCTCACTTTCTACCGCTATCTTTCAGCGGTCAGCGGCTACATCTGTCTGTAGTCGGTTTCAGTTATTCAAATACAATCAGTGATAATCCTGTCTTTACACCATCGGCAATGGTAATACCTGCATTTGCGTTAGCATTTGCTTCATTTACACAGGCAAAAGCCTTAATGATAGTTCCGTTGGGGTTGCTATCGTAAACATCGTTAAGCAAAATACCTACTGCTGCATCATCGGTGCTTCCGCCATTTACTTTCTTTCCTGTCGCACTAATAGGATTACCAGCCTTGCACACACCATTAGTGAAAGCACTTGCATCCAGTTTAATAGGAACAAATAATTCAACGCCCAGCTTTCTCTTAAGAATTTCTAACTGGGTAGTTACACTTGTTTCAGAGAATTTCATTTTGTGTACCTCCTTATAAGTACTGGCTAACTACAGCTTCGGCTTCTTTGTTTGTTCCAGCTAAAGTCTTGCCAATCTTTTCAGCCGCTTTTTCGGCTTCTGTTTTTTTGTCATCTTTTCCACCGCCAGCAATTCCACCTCCAGGATTAGTAGATCCGTTTGCAATCTCCTGCTCCTTGGCTTGTGCCGCAGCAGTCTCTTTATCAGAGATAATTTTTCCGAGAACATCAAAATCAAAACTGCCGTCATCCTTTACAACCTGTGCCGCCTGTTCTGATGTGATTTTGAATTTGTCAGCCGCACTTGTACGCTGAGTTGCTAAAGTCTGTGCTTTTTCCAACTCTGCGATACGATTATTTGCTTCCTCTAACTGCTTCGCTGCCTTTTCCTGTTCGGAAAGATTTTGGTCTTTCATGGCATTAAACTCTTTTTCAATGCCCTGTAACCGTTCCAGTTCAGCATTGTTTTTGGTTGCCTTGGCATTTGCTGTCTGAACATCTTTGCCGTTTTCGGCAATAACCTTTTCAATCTGTTCATCAGTTAATCCCATTGCCGCTAAATCTTCTCTCTTCATAAATTACCTCCGTTATGTCCTACGTTTTTTTACGGTGCAACGACACCGAGTGACATTGCCGATTTGTACGCTCACGGCTTTGCGAATTTTTATAAAATAAAAACAGCTACCTATTTCTAGGCAACTGTTTTATTTTGCATTTGTTTTACAATTTCCTGTGCTTTTGCCATCTGCTCTTCCATGTTGATAATGTCAGCAGTTTTCCACAGAGCATCAAGGTAAGGTTTGGAAAGGTTGAAAGTCTTTTCACAATCTCCCCAAAGTCCAACCGTTTTGATTGCAATAAGAGGATGAATACCACACTGCAGAAGTTGCAGTAATGTCTGCGACTTGGTATACATATTATCTTGTGGACTGTGGTTGATCTGCACATCAAAATCTCTAAGAGTGATTTTCAGATCCTCTTTCTTAATGCGGATAACATTAAGCGCAACCTTGGCCAGTCTCTTCTCTGCTGTCTTAACAACCGGATCCTTAAGCCTTGCTCTTGATTTTGAAAAATCCCATCCGTTTCTCAGCTCAACCGCACCCTGCGTATCACCGCCAGTGTTCCCTTGCTTGTTCGGTATTCCCAAAATTGAAAGTGCGCTGTCTGTTAAATCATCCTTGGAAACCTGTGTCTGCGTTTGGTCAAGTTCCTGAGACATGACATCCACATCAGACTTATTGTCTTTATTGATGGACTTTACAACCAACGCATGGTTCATCTTCATTTTTTTGAACTCTTCTTCGTCAATCTCACAGTTTACAAATTTGTACCATGCCTGGATAAACTGCTCTATGCCGTCCATTCTGTTTGACTGCGTATTATTGATTGCATCCAACAGATCTATAACAAGTTCAATATCAGACAACCGCTCATGGTTGTTCGGAAATTCTACAATCGGAATACCACCAAATCCATGAAGTTTCCATGTATCAGGAACAACCGCACTGTTTTTTATCTTACATTCACAGGATTCCGTGTAGCAAAGTTTGTACCACTCTCCATTTTCATCTTTTAATTCCTGTACCGCCAAAATCGGTTCTTCGGAACTGCGGTTGTAAATGACAAACGTGTTCAGAGGATTAGGTGCAACCACACGTATAGGCACATCTCCATTCACAATCTGAATAGCTTTGAATGATGTTCCGGTTGCCGACTGCCATTCACCAGCTTTTATGTCTTTCTCATGCTTATTTGCATCTGCTAAGTAATCATTTAGTTCATCTACTGCCTTATTTACAGCTTCATCATCTTTTCTGCTGACAAACTGAATAGGCTCTCCGTAAGTCTGAGCGACCTTGAATTGCACCCATTCAAAAGAATGGTTCTCTACTACTCGATTGGTGATATCCTCATTTGAAATCTTTGTTCTGTATAGTACCGGCTGGTCTCCTTTGTAGTACTCCCACAAGTACTTGATAACTGGCTTATTGTAATAAAAAACACCGATGCAATCACCGATAACCTTTACAATGTTGTCTTCGGTTATCTGCTCCACATCCGTATATGCAATTTTTCTACCGTGACAACCCTTTACAAGGTCTTGAAATTTCATAGTGTTCATATTTTCACCTACATAAATGTCATTCCGCTGCTTTGGTCTCTTTTTGGAAGTTTCTTGATCTCACGTTCTCCGGTTTCCGTATGGTAAACAACCATCTTATTGCAATTCCGGCATTTATATGTCTTGTCGATGTGTGATTTTGAACTGCATTCACCGACCAACCGTCCGCATTCCGGACAGTACACTCTAATTTTTTGATTAAAAATCATAAATACCTCTTTTCTGCGCACAAAAATACCGCCCTTGCTGATAAGAGCGGTACTTCTGTAGTCTTCACATGATCTGAGGAGGAAATGAAAAATATCTTGGAATCTTTCTGCATCTTAATAGTATCACGGAAAAATCGGACATATCGGACAAGTTTATATGGAACTATACGATTTCGTATGTTTTTTCAAATATGTCAGGCTTACATGGATAAAGTTCTCCATTTACACCTTTGATAATATAATCACCAATGTTTGCTTTCATATCTCCTTCCAAAGTTTTAATGAAACATTCATCTTCATTATTAAAATAAATATTTCCGTCATCATAAGCAGATATTCCCCATTCTGGTACACCTCTACAATTTGCTCCAATCTTCATAAAATCTTCGCAATATTCAAATGCTTCAATTACAACAGGTTTCTTTCTATATTTTGCCATTTTTATACCTCCGTATTATTTTAATTTGCCATATAGCGGTCAAATGCTTTTCTCACGCTATCCTCTGTGTTTCCACCACCGATTCTATCAGCAACCTTGTTCCATGATAATTTTTCAACAAAACGTAAATTGATGATCCGTCTTATACGGCTGTCCTGAACGCTTGCAATAAATTCTTCGACTTCATTATTTTTTTGCAGTAAATCGTCCTCTAAAAGCTGTAAAGTAGCCTTTCTGGAATAAAGCAGTGTCCGTTTTCTGCTGTACTCTGGATAAGGGAATCCTTCAATACGAAAATGTTCAGTGCCGCCGCATCCACCTGATACGCTGTCAACAACATTCCCATCAGATTCAATTTTTCTGATATCCGATTCAAGTTTTTTAATCTTCTGCTGTACTTCTTTGATTTCTTCCTGTAAATCTATGTATTGAGACAAAACATCTTTAGTCACCATAATCAATACCTCCGTCCGAAAGAGAATGGGTTTTGAATTGCTTCTACTTTTGCTACCCTGTTTCCGTTTGTAATTCGCAATGCAAAGTTTGAAAATACATCAGGCACATCATCTAACTGTTTTTTCCCTGAAACAGAATACCTTTTCAGTAACGACATCATTACACCGTATGGTTCGTTAGGCTTATACAATGATTGATCCTTGAATATTACATGTTGTAAAATCCAGTTAGAACACTGGAAAATTCTTGCTTCTTTGTTTGTCTCTGTCGGTGTGTCTGTGATGTTGCATATCCATCCTTTACTCTCTACACGCTTATTTACTTCCATTGCCACACGGTCACCGCCGGCATTACGCTCAAATTCGCACTCTTGTACTTTATTATTAACAAGTACATTTGCAGCATTTTCATACTGCATCTCATAATCCGCAGTATTGTCGCAAACAGCATCCACGCAGTAATAATCTTCTCCGTACTTTTGCAATACCGGAAGAACAAAAAAGTCGGTTCCTTTTCCCTTGGTATCGCATTGCCCGGTAATAATTTCCGGTTCCCCATGTGGCAGATTAAGATAACGTCTGATTTTTTCTTCCGGAAATAACAATCCCTCACGTTCAATAGGCTCTTGCTTGTAAAGACACCTATAAGAGATTTCATCCATGAGTAATTGTTGATCTTCAAAAAAAGCAACCGTAAATCCGGAAAATTCGTAGTCAAAATTGCTTAATCCTGTTTTTGGGTCAATATCCGGAACTGCAATTACTTTTACTCTCGGATTCCCTTCATACATATTTTGGATCCGACCGATTACATCATTTACGCTCCACCTGGTAGCAATATGGATCTCTTTGCAATTCTTTCCGTCAGTATCTTGTGTCTTTCTTTGTCTTGCATCTACCGCATACTTGTCCCACAGTTTATCCAAAATTATAGGATTCATAGCTTCTTCGATGCCACCGATCATGTCATCTACGAACAAAAACTTAGATGCACGTACTTTACCAGCATTTTTACTTCCTACGGATGTGCACTGAACGGATGGAAATGGTTTATATTTGCCGATGTTAAACTGCTCCATTTTTGCGTTAGTACTGGTAACAGAAAGATTTGGGAAAATTTCATTCCAAGTGTACTCGTCAGAATTTGTACAAATATCGTACATACCGTCATAGTACATACGTGTAATATCTCCACTGTGGGAGTAAAAAAGGTTGAAATCTCTCGGAAACCATCCGGCAACCAGCGCATTTAACATTTTCTCGACCGTGGTTTTTCCAGCACCAGGTATAAGAGACACGCAGAGGATGTCGTATTTATCATCAATCATGCCTTGAATTGCATCCATGAGACCGATTTTAAGAAATTGCTTTCTACGTGGCATATAGAACCGCTCTCTAGGTTCTCTTTTCTTTTCCAAGTATCGGTAGGCACTGTCCACAACCTTATTTTGTGCTTCCAGTAGGAAAACATCGTACAATTTATCTGTCAGAGAATAGTGCGTCTTGTTTGCGAAGGAATACTTTTCCAAATCCCATATGGTTCCTCCGGTTCTTTCCATGCAGAAACGCTCTACAATGACTTTAGAACGGTTTGTTATCTGTAAGCCATAAGTTATATCCTTTTCACCGTTTATAGCCACTCTGCAGGCTTCTATGTACGCATCAATGACCTGTTCATCAATTCCCTTGCGCTGTATGTAATTGTCATAGCTGTTTACTGCCGATATAAGGCTCTGACTTGCCAATATAAAAGAGCCTCCTTTCCTAAAATTTTGGAAATTTGGCTCTCTGCGTAGGCACTCTACGGCTGGTGCTCTGAAATATTTAATTCAAAAGTTTTAATATTCTGTCACAAAATCTTATATGACTTTTTAGTAGTTCCTTTCTTGTATGGTCATTAACAGGAACACCATCAAAACATTCTGCGTATTCGTTTATCCTTTCCTGTGAAATTCGCTTTTCTGTTTCTAAAAAATCAAAAACCTTATCCTTTGGTAAATTTACACCGATTCTGTTGATTTTCCCGCATTTCGGGCATTTGATTTCAGCCTGTCCGTTGAATTTTCCTAACAGGCGGTTGCACTTGCTACAACGATGTTCGGACAATTTTGCATAAAAACATTTTTTCAAAGTTTCCTCGTCTTCCTTTGAATTAGCCATAATAACCGGCTCATCTCCCAGCGTTGCGCATTCAATTTTTATATCTTCAATATTCCCGATGTTTTTAGGTGTGACCTGTCGAAACGCATCACGTTCTATGCTCTCAATTACTGCTGTCATGCTCATTCTTCCACCAACTTTCTTCCGCACATCGGGCAAAACTCAATATTGAAATATCCCATAGCCGCTGTATTTGCAAAAATAACAATGGCGGGTTTATTGTCTCCGAAATTCTTCAAAATCTGTGCTTCTGTCAATTCTGTTTCATTCGCACATTTATGAATTTTAATGTATTCTCCGCAGATTGTATTTTCGTCATGCCAGTTTTTACAAAATTTACACATGCTTATTTTTCAACCTCTCCATTAACCGTTCACATTTATCAAGATTTTCGCAAGTAATGTTGTTTAAGTATTTTTCGCTTTTGTCAGATACTGTTGTTATATTCATTTGTATCAGTTTTGGTTCAAAATCTTTACAATACTGACAACAATCTTGAAGAATAAGGTGAAATCCATTCATGCAAAATTCCTCCGTAACCCATGCAGACGGAATCGAACCGCCGACACACATCCTATGCGGATGCCGCTCTTCCACTGAAGCTATGCATGGTATCGCACCGTAAAACCTTTTATGGCTTGCGCTTGCCATAACCAAAGATGCATCGCCTACTTGTCACTGACTATCCACAATCTCACAGTCTTGTCTGTTCTCTACTTCATAGGCTTTGTTTTCGCTAAACATATGTGGCTTACGTTTTAGCTAGGGAATAGTTGCCGTGGGAGTTGAACCCACCCGACCCAAACAAGGTACGACTACTTTTGAATCTGCAAATTCTACTCGCAGAAGTGTTTTTCGTTGACCGATAATGAGCAACTACTATCCATACATCTCCCATCGACCGGAACTATTGCAGTAGTGCCAGACTAAGTGGAGATAAAGATAAAGTTGGGATGATGGGGCTCGAACCCACAGCCTATGCCTTAGAAGGACACTGCTCTTTCCATTTGCGCTACATCCCAATGTGCGTTTCCATAAGCTGTATGCCTACATTTAAGGCGCTGACGCAGCGCAACACTTATGGCTATTTTTATTTTCGCAGGGCATCCGCCAGTTACCTGCTAGTCGGTTGCGATCCGACATCGTGGGGAAAGAAGGAGTCGAACCTTCGGTGTTTCTAATGTCACGGTTTTACAGACCGCTGCAATCGCCACTATGCATATTTCCCCAAAACCTGTGCCGTATAACCACAGATGAACTTCTGGCATATCTATCTGCTAACTACCGACTATTTCAATCACGGTATCGTCTTATCACCGCAGATAAAGTTTTCTCCGCTATATAGTTGCAAGGCTTCAAGCGGTTACGTGGAAAACCCTCACGAGCCTTGCGACGGCTCTTAACAGCATTCCGCTATGAGGTGAAAGGAGTATTCCATGTAGGTGGAATATTCGCAGATGGCAAAGACCGAAAGAAGAAAACATCTGCGAAACAGGACTACCAGGATTCGGACCTGGGATGCAGCAGTCAAAGTGCTGTGCCTTACCGCTTGGCGATAGTCCTAAACTCCGGGAGAGAGACCATCTGCTCCCGGATTATTTTTGTCAAACACCCTATCTTTATCTAAAAAAAATTGTCACGCCTGTGTACGGTACTTTGAAAAACTTTGTGTTGTCAAACGCATTATTCCATTTTTCGTTTCCCACACACAGGCTACATACACTCTTGATGCCTTGATTTCTCTGCCACATATCCAATGCCAACACAACACCGGATATTCGGCAATAACAATGGCTTTATGAATTTAACCCATTCAAAATTGTGATATGGGATAATTCGCATAATCTCCGGTAACCACATAGGCTATACCCACGCGAAAGTTATTCCAAATGCAAGGAACATTGCGAACGCAAATAAAATAACTCCGTCTGATGCTGTTTTCTGTTTTGGAGCATACCATAAAGCAGATATTGCTAAAACTGTCAATACCAACGTTGTCATTATTTTTAAAATCATGAATCCAAGCATTTTTTCTTCGTCCTTCCTTCAATTTCATCGATCATTGCCATTACCAGTGCTTTAGCAAACTGGCTATTGTTATGCATTTTAATCAACAGATTGCCTTGCCGGATAAGATACGACCAGTCATCATCCGTTTTCGGATTAGCACACTCTTTATGAATTTTCCAAACCTCTGTGTAAATCTCTTTAATCTCCGGTGGCAATTCGCATTTCTCCTTAACTGGCAAATCTTCTTTAGGCTCTTTATCAAGCCTGCTCTTTTGGTGCTCCATCTGACAGCTAACCATTTCCGTAACATTCTCACGGTCTCTTTTGATTCCGTGACCTTGCAGAAACAATTCGCATTGCAGCACTTCACCGCATTTTGAACATTCGTCTTTTATATCTTTCCCGTAAATCTGCATACGCTTAATCTCTACCAGTGACTACTGCTCTTAAAAATACTCCGATGATGAATATGATATATACCCATGCAGGAGCATGTAATTGAACCAGTATCCATGCTAAAACTATGTAAATGAAAATCATTACACATCACCCTCTTCCCTATGGTTTGCCCGATCAATGTCAAATCCTTCCGGGTAACGTGCCTTAAGCTTATCTACATTCATCTGCATAATTTCATCAATACTCCATCCAAACGATTCACAAAGCATTGCCATATACCAGCAAATATCTCCTGCTTCTTTCTTCGCATGGTCAATATCTAGCGGCTTCTCATGGAAAATCCACTTTTTAATCATGTCGTTGAACTCTCCGACTTCTCCGGATAAGCCCAAGCAAGCATTTAATATGCCACCGAAATCTGAATTTCGTATATCTGCATTCGGTTCAGAGCAGTGTTTATCAAGATGAAAAATTTCCATAGCATTTCTTAATCTGTCTGTTGCATTGCCATCATTTGTTCTCATTGCTAATTTCTGATATTCTCTTCCGGTCATTGTTTTTTCTCCTATACACCCTTTTTATTTTTGAGGAAATTTGAGGGACTAAATAGGGGCTGTTCGCTAGTCCTGTCAGACCCCCTCCCCCCGGTGTGCTATGCGGCATTTCAACTATGCGTTAAACTAATCTTTCACGCAGTCTTATTTGTTATGCATTTAACTATCCACTATTTCCGCACGTTTCCGCACTTGTTGCTACTCATTCGCATCTGCTGTATTATCTCCATACACTCCGGAATCGGTCAACATTGATTTATTTTGTCCAAAATCTGTGTCTAATCGTGGGAGCTGGTCGGCTGTCCTGGTTATTTTGTGCACAATCTCTTGCTGTGTGGTCTGTTTCCTTCCGTGGTCGTTGTTTAATCGTTCCGTTGCTCCCAGCGCATTTCGCAGATTAAAAGCAACAAGCTGATCACAATCTGCATCATCTAACCAATTTACAAAAGCTTTTCTGACCTCGTCCATGCTCGATGTACTTGATTTAGTCCTCCATGCACTTAAAGCCTGTTTAGATATCCCTGTTAATATCTTAAATGTATCAGCTGTAGCAGTCATATCATAAGCATTAGCTAACTCCCTAAGATATAAATAAACCTCATACAGTAAATCTATATTGTACGCATTGTAGTTAGTCAGCATTTGGTTAATACTATTATCAACTACGTTTTGTGGTATATCCTTTAATACGTTACTAGGTCTTATATAATTGTTATATATATATTGCATGGCACCATTAAAAACCGGTTGCCGTTGTGATCTCATGTCATCGATGCCATAAGCTGCACAATAATCGTCAAAGTATTTCCGGATATTTTTTTTAATCTCGTCAATATTGGGAATCTCTCTGACGTCCTGCACCGCTCTGCACCTCCTAAAAATCTGCAATAAAAAAATCACTAGCATCACTCAATAAACCTATGTCTTTTGATCTCCTCCACAGATCAGGCAAAAAACATAAATTTACAAAAGTGATCATCTAGTGACTTCTGATCGGTTCCGGTCTGTCGGCTCCGGTGGTCTTGGTTACAATCTGGGCGGCTGCATATCCAGAGGGGGTTGGATTTGCACCGCTGTCACTCGCACCGTGTTAACGTCGGCTCCCTAACTGCTTTTATCATAACACAAGACCTATTTATAAATCCACAACAACCTTTTACGTATTTGATGATTTGTTGTTGTGGTATGTCTGCCGGTGATCCTGAGTATATAAAAATCATATGCTTAAAAAATATCATCCGGTTAAATTTGACAAATGGGATTTTTTGACAGACAGATAGGTAATTTTTGCAGATGGGTGTATGGTGGCAGCTGGTCGGCTCTAGTATTTATATATACTTGGTTATACAATATCTTTCTGCTCTTATTTACTTTTATTTTATCTAACCTTTATTTAATCTAATCTCCTTTTATTTAATCTGCGTCTACAAAATGTCTACAATTTGTCTACAAAATTTAGCACGTTAAAATGTCGCAGTGAAAATAGATCAAGAAAAGCAGGTTGTTACACCTGCTTATAGATTACGATATTTTAATTTTAATTTGTTTATAAAATCATCTGTTAATAGTCCGGATTCTTTTGCTTTTTGTGCCTCCTCTCTTGCCGATTTTGCAACATTTATGTTTGATGTGGTCACAATCTTGATTTGCCTGTGATTAACAGATACGCAAGCAATCCATTTATTTTTTACAGTGTCCCAATTAACACCAGGGATGCCGCTATTTTTATGTATTCCGGTTGATTGCTTTTTATCGATATATATTTTTTTCGATTTCTTGACTTTTTCTTTGTTCTTTTTATTCCAATCCTCAGATTGTTTATTATCAATTATTTTTAAATGTTTTTTAGCGCATTGAGGGCAAAATCTTTGTAAGCCGCTGCATTTAATTATATCACATCCGCAAGACTCGCACTGTATAACAGATCCGAGCGTAATTATAGAGCCGTGTTTTATGCACTCTTTATATTTCTTGCTTTGCTCTTTTTTTCGCTCCTCTCTGCATTCCGGGCAGTAAAACGCCCTTGGGCCACCTAAAAAGCTGGTTCCGCACGTTCTGCAGATTCTTGGTAGTATATTATCTTTCATCTTTTTACTCCAATGCAAAAAAGCGGAGCTTTTCGGCTCCGCTGAATATTTAATAACAAGGGTTTTCTTTTGCCAGCTCCCAAACCTCATTAAATTTTTGCTCATGCCGTTTTGCATACTCGTCAAAAAATTCTTGGTCTGTACAAGGTGCTAATGCTCCATGTATTTGCTCTCTTAAATCGTCATCCATAAAAGATACCGCCAAATCATAATCAATGTTTACTCCATACTCATTTACTACTGTTTTTCTCATGCTCTCCACCTTTTAACCTTTCATTTTTAACAATATGTACTGTATCTTTTCCGCCTGTCCTGTAATCGGTTCCAACGCTCGTCCTCTAATTGTTTCTTTTTCTGTACCAAAACTCTGTGATATTCCGGATCCCGTGACCGCAGACAGGACGCCCTGATAAATATTTTTTGCAGCAACGTTTTGTCTGCGAATTTCTGCCGATCCGCTATCAGTTGCGCCGCATCTGTGTAGCTTTCCACCTCTGGGATAACTTTGGCTTTTAACTCTTCCCACGCTTGCCGCTCGAATTTGTCTTTTATCTGCGGTTCATACCACGGAAAAAACGCTCTACAAGTCGATACGATCCGGGCGGCTTTCTTTGCTGTGATCTGCTCCGGTGTTCCTGTCATTTCGTTCGCTCCTTTCGTTTGTTTGTATCTTGATTATATATCATGTTATATAACATGTCAATAGATTATTGCAATTATTTATTGATATTTTTCAAAAATTTCTCAGCGTCTACAACTTGCGGTTGCTCCGATGCTTTCCGTTCTGCTCTCCTCTGATCTTGGAGCTGGTGAAGTCTTTCGTTTGCTTGCATCAATTCAACCTTTTCTTCTACTTCTGTACGCTCCGCATTTGCCTTTTCTGCGGTCTTTTCCGGCTCTTGCGGCAAATTCTCCGCTTGGCTCTCCAAACCGTCTAAATAAGCCAATACCGCCGATACAGCTATATCATTTATATTTATGTCTAATTCTGCTGCTCTGTCCTTTGTGCCTTTTGGTAATCTGATTTGTACAAGATCAAATTTACTGCGGTAATTGTTAATTGCTTTGCGTGTATAATCTGCTGTCCTTGCCATCTGCAAAACCTCCTTTAATAAATTGTTTTATCATATTATATAACACTTTATATATAAATGCAATATAATTATATATATATCATGTCATATAAATTTTATATAAATATTTATAGAAAAGTGTTGACACATGCTATATATCATGATATAGTTATCTCAACAAATAAAAAAGCCGGTGACACCTACCAAGCGAACACCGGCACCCAAAAAGAAAGGCACCCATATTATAACACGGGTGAAAAGGTAAAGCAATATGTATAACTATTTAGAAGCTATGAAAAACGACATTACAGAGTACATCAACGACAACATCAATTTAGCAGATTATGCAGACCGTGACGAGCTGGAAAGCTACTTAAATGATGAGCTTTTTACAGAAGACAGCGTAACCGGAAACGCAAGCGGCTCTTACACTTTTAGCAGAGCACAGGCGCAGGAATATGTTAAAGATAACATTGATCTTTTAAAAGATGCTTGCGAAGAGTTCGGAACAGATGCCGCAACGGTTGGAGAATGGTTTTTATCTGAGGACTGGGAAAAAATGGACGTAACAATTAGATGTTATCTGTTAGGGCAGGCAATCGCCGAAGTTTTGGACGATATGGGGGAAGAATAAGAGCATGGAGAATTTTATATTACTAATTTTTGCAATTCTTGCCGGGTATGTGATCCGGTATTATAAAGAGTTAAGCAAGTAAGACAGGCTTACACCGGGGATCATGCCCCGGCTTGCTTTTACCCGGATAACCGGGAAAAATTGAAAATATGGAGGAAATGAAAATGGGAAAAATAAATATTGATATGTGGTATGGAGACAAGCCGGAACAGGTGACAGGATTAGACATATATTTTAATGATTTAGGCGGATTTTATTCCGGCAATCTTCGCATTTTTGGAAAAATTGTTGGTGATTATTACGCCGACAGCGTGCAAGACATAGAAAAAGCATTTCCACACCTTGCAAAAGATATTGAAAACTGTTTGAATTAACTGCCGCAGAGGATGCCCGCCGGATCACTACCGGCGGCGGTTTTATGGGTGGAATTTGCACAAAAATTAAAAATAGGAGGTTGCCAGGATGAAAGAAAAGAACCTTGAAAGACTTTACAAGCTGTTAGAGCGTGCGGAACGAGAGCACGACACGGAGACAGCCGCCGCCCTGCGGTGGGCAATTTTTGAACTTGAAAACGGATAAAAGACGGTCGCAAGCCGTCTTTTTGTCGTGTTCCGTTGGAACTGCTGCCGTCTGGCGGTCTATTTGTGCTACTCTTCCACCGGACCAGGATATATTGACGGCTTGCGCTGTTTTGGTGTACAATCAAATATTACAAGGGGGATTTTGACAAAATGCGAAAAGTGGGAATCGGTCATGTATACGACATTATGGAGAGCGTAGCGGATGCCGGGGAGCGGCTGGAAACCGTTATAAGGGTAGAGAATGCCGCCGGTGGTCTGTCTGCGGAATCTGCGGAGCTGTTGCGGTCTGCGTATGATTCCATGCTTTCGGCAGTCGGAGACCTTGCGAAAGCTGCGACACGGTGACACGTCCAAAACGTGCACTGCAGAAGTGCGCAGATGTTACACACTTTGAATCGGTCTGAAAAAATCTGCGAAAAAACTATGAAAACGGATTTTTCAGCTTGAAAAGTGCTACCCCGGGGGGTATTTTGAAAAAAGCATTATATTTTGACGAAAATTTTTTCTTTCAAAAACCTCTGAAAACGAGATTTTCGGTTGAAAATGCAGACCTACGGGGGTATCAAAAGAAACACATTAAAATTTTTTACAAAAAAAGTCTCAAAAAATGAGATTTTTAATAAAACCTATAGGGGGAAATATTATGAATTGCTACAAATGTGGTAAAGAAATGAGAGTTGTTCCGGAACAGGTGGCTACGGATGAAAAAGGATTGCCGGTATATCACAGAATAGGTTATTGTGATGCTTGTATGTCTAAATTTGACATTGATATTGTGGAAAAACAAAATCAGAAAAAGAAAAAGCAAAGCACATTAAGCATACTATCTGTTGTGTTCACTCTTATTGGTCTTACAATTCCAGTAGCAATTATTTTAGCCATTATTGACATTGTTAAAGGTGATAAAAATAATAAAAATCACAGCGGTTCATGGTTTTCAATTATTTTTTCTGCGATTGTAATTCTTGCATATTTTTTAGGTGGTCAAAATGAGGAAAATCAAAATGTTTCAAATAATTTAAGTATAGAGTCTGTAATAGAAACAGAAAGTCAAACTATTGAACTACCAGATGAATCAGTTGAAAGCTATCCTGCTTATCAAGGAGAAAATACAAATCAAGAAATAGATTCTAAAACAGAGCCTACGGTTGCTCAATCAGAAAGTAATGTAATGGAAAATGAAAATTATGGAGAATATGAGGAGGAAAATGTTTTATCAGAAGAGGAATATAAGGAATCATGTGTCGAATTATTCTATGATGATATATTTTTTTCCCAAGATGATTTAGAGGGAAAAGATGTAAAACTAAATCTTTTTGTGTCAGAACTTTATGAATTAAGAGCAAAAGATATGTATTATGATTATATTCAAGAAATGTTTGGAGAATACAATTTACAAAGGAATTTCTTAAAATGCTGTGTTTTGAGAGAAGGTACTGAAAGCTATATGGGAGAGCAAATCAATGTACTATTTTCTAATGATTATGGGTTAAACGCAACAGATTATTCCGGTGGTGAAAAAATAACTGTTTATGGGAAAATAATAGGATACAGCACAAATTCATGGAGAGGTTACAACAAATGTGAATTTATGCCATTATATATAGAGTGATTTTAAGGGCATCCGCAAGGGTGCTCTTATTTTTAAACAAACAAAAAAGAATGTCCTCCACGACAAGGACACTCTTCTTTTTAAAATACATGTCTGATGCGCTTTTACTGAAAAGTATTGCTACTTCTCAGCTGGTATAAATTATAATCTAGACACCTACATTGTAGCATTTAAGAAAAATTTACGCAAGTATTCTCATGTAATTTTTGATAATTTCATCAGCCACAGAAAACACTTCTCTTCCGTAGGTAGCCAAAAAGTCGGCAACAATCTCTTCTGTCTGAATATCCATAGTCAAATTGTAGGACAGGCAGAACGCATGGCACAATTCATGGCACAGCACACGGTCATAGAAATTACCATGAATCATATTTGATATGTAAATGTCTCTTGTGTTTCTATCAGTCATGCCAAACGTATATGTACCATCAGAACGCATCAGCATAGGGCTGTGACTGCCTACAAGCCTTAAATTCCAGTTCATTCCATTTATTGTGAACAAATTACCACCTCCAACATAAAAGGGGCTAAATAAGCCCCTTAAGTGTTTTAACCGATTTTTGTTACCAGTGCAGACAGCTTGTTTCGCAGTACCGTCTTTTCTTCCGGTGTTGCATCGTTGATGATTTCCGTCATGTCGTTTGCAAGTTCGGTCATGTAGGTGTTCAGGTCACGGACTTTTGCTTCTTTGTCCTGCTGTGTATTCGCCTTATGCAGTTCCTTATTTTCCATGTAAGTTCTGCGGCTCATGCCACTTCTGCCCTCTCTTGCATCACGCATACCGGATGAAGAAGTTTCCGTGTAGTACATACGCCCCATGTCTCTGTCCATGTCACGGTGATACATTTCCGGGGTCATGTGGTAATAGGGTGGCTCTTCATAACCTCTGCGGTAGGTTCCACGACCTTTAGGTGCAAATCTGCCGTCAGCATAGCGGTAATGGTCATAGTACCGTCTGCCACCGTCACCGTAACGATCAAACATTTCCACGACTTCTTCCGGATCATATTCCTGCATGGTTTTTGTCAGCTCACGGTAGTACATGGCTTCTGACAAATCTTTCATCATATCAACGACTTTTCCCATTTCGCAAGTATCTACTTTGTCAATTCCTTTGTCAAACTGCGCTTTAGCGCATTCAGAAAGTTTTTCAATCATTTCATGCATTCTCTTAACATCCATGATTTTTCACCTCCTACGCTTCACGAACTGCAATCAAATTGCTGTTCTGCACTTCAATAGCTTGCGTAGAAGTGTTCTGAACGGCTACCGTACTGCAGCATCCACGAGGAACATCAATGTAAGCCTGCGCAGATACATTGAAGAAATTCTCTACTGCTGCCGGAGTTACAATCATTCTTGTGGACTGTAAAGGTTCCCCGTCTACCGCCAGTGCAAGGGAAATTTCCCCAACAGTTCCACCAGTGGGAATCTGAATGTTACCGGAATAACTTACAAGGAATCTTGCACGACACTGATTAGTGATACCTCTTAACTTCACAATTCCGGATCCCTCTCTATGATTGATACAGTTACTTCCATTTACGGCAGTTTCGGTAAAAGCAACGTCTGCTCCTGCTGCCACAGTCTGTAATGCTACTGCTGTATATTCAGCCATAATAAATACCTCTCTTTCAAAATCAAAGGGGCAAACCATATAGTCTGCCCCATGTTGTCAGTAATTCTGCATAGCAGACATAATCGAGTTAACTCAATTAAGATACTCAATTATTCAGTTTTAGCAATTACAGCCGGTATTGCAACTGCAGCCATAAGCGTAAGCGTTAGGATTAGAAACAATATAAGCTGGAATAGCTGTAGGATTTACAGAGTTGACAATCTGCTGTGTCTGTGCTGTCATTGCAGTAGTCAGAAGTGCATTCTGTCTATCCTGTGAAGCAGAAAGTTCAAGTTTCTGCACCTTATCTCTCAAATCCGCATTTTCTTTTGCACATAAGTAATCAAGAATTGCTCTAGTGCCGGCATTCTGATTATCAATGATATCCCTTGTGTTGTTATTCATGGTGTTCTGCAATGCGCAAGTATTCGTTGCCATATTGTAGTTTACACCCTGGATAGCTTCACGGGTATCGCAGCAGCACTGTGCTAACTGTGCCTGTAAAGCGTTAGCATTCTGCATTCCTGCTACGGTGTCGGCATTGATAGCCTGTTGGATGCCATAGCCAGTCTGTAAAATGTTGGTATTTACGCCATTAAATCCGGTAAGCATACCGTTGTTTACAGCGTAGAATCCGTCACACAGACCGTTGTTGATTCCGTCCAGTTTACCGATGATAGACTGGGTGTCGAACCCTCTTTGCAATGCAGAATCGGTGTAGTAACTGGAATTAGAGCCATTACCTCCCCATCCATTACCGCCCCAACCTCCAAAAATCGCAAAAATCACGACTATGAACCAGAGCCATCCACCGTCACCAAATGCACCATTATTTCCGTAGCCATTTCCGGCAGCCGGAATAACAGGCATGGTAAAAGGGCTGTTGTTTGTTTCAAACATATTAGATTACCTCCATAATTTTATTCATAAAGAGGTCTCCCGGGTTTTGTGCACAAACCTCTAATATGCTGTTAAAAAGGAAACTGACTTTTTATCTGTCTTATTACATCATCAGGATTTATACCTTTCGTTTTGCAGATGTTTCTCGCAAGATTTTCTACTCCTTGGAAATCACCTTTTTGAGCCATCCCATAAGCGTTTTTTACCATGTCGTTAGACATGATCTGGCTGTTCCCCATCATATTTTGTATAAACTGTTGTGGATTTACCATTGACTTAAGCATCTGCATCATCCTTTCTTTGCGATTGTGGAGTTTTTCTTTGTGATTGCGAAGATTTTAACTGCTCAATCTTTTGCTCCAGTTCATCGAAACGCTTCATAAATACCGCTGTGGCTTCGTCTGATAGGTCAAATTTCGCCTTTTCTGTGTCTGACGGTAAATTGTTATGGTCTGCATCTAAAACAGGCTTATATAGCCTTGTATAGATTTTTCCATCTGCTCCCCAGGATTTAGCATAGATCTCCGACAAGTCCTGTTTTGGGAAGAATGCTGTGTTGCCATCCATAGGAACCTCATTCGGTGCTATGCACTCTTGCACCGGTACAATACGACCGTACATCTGTACTGCGTTTTGCTGTGGCTGTTGCATAAACTGCTGTTCCTGTTGTGGCATAAACTGTCCGTACATAGGTGTTCTATACTGCGGATTGAAATAGTTCGGATTCATAATCTGCTGCGGCATGGCTGTTTTCCCTTTCTTCCATTGATTCTATCTGTTTCGCAATTTCAACTTCATCAAGTGTCTGATATGTCGGCTTGTTCATAAGTCCCAACGGACTGAAATTCATAAGCATTACCCGTTTCTCCTAAAACTTCCTCGATCACATGAACCATGATTGATTGATACTTAATCGGCACTTCCCTTGTACGTTCTTTGCTGAATATATGTTCCAGTGTTTCATCTGAAAATTTGAATTTTCCCATAAGGTCATCCCTCCTTATGATTAAATTTTGGCATAAAAAAAGAGAGTGAAAATATCATTTTCCTCTCGTTAAAATATCATTTGCATAAGGCTTTTCTATGTACCAATCATGTACCAATTTTTATTAAATTATAAAGAATTATGTTAAATTACGTTAAAGACTAAAATGTCGAAAATACTGATAAACACTGCATCTGTAAGGTTTTGTAAGATTATAAGAAAATACGTGAAATATGGCAAAATATAACGATACCCAGCTTCATTTTATCTTTACCCGTTCAAAAATCCCTCTATAAACGGAATTTTTGCCTTTCTGTTTATTAGTTGAACAATATAATCTAAAATTATAGCATAATATGTGTTTTTTTCAAACACCTAAATACTTTTCTTTCGAAATAAAAATATGCTATAATATGCATTATCATAAACCAAAGAGGAAAAATCAATGAAAAGAATACGTTATTTTGATTTACTTAGATGTACCTGCTTTTGTTTCATTATTTTTTATCATCTGCTCTTTCAGCTCTATCTCTCCGGAATCTGTCCCGTAGAGAGACTCAATCCTCTGTTTTCCAACAGCAATATGCATCTGGCAACCCTGGGTGTTGCTGTATTTTTCATGTTATCCGGTGCCAGTCTCTCCTATACCGCGAAGGAGAACTTCAGCCTCGCAAAATATTATAAGAAAAGATTTCTGCGCATCCTGATTCCCTTTTATATACTTTACATTGTTTATTTCCTGTTTCTCCTTTTCCAGAGCCATTCCGTCCACAATATTTTTCCTGAAGGAATTCCTGCGTGGAGAATTGTTTTTACTTTTCTTGGAATGGATTCCTGGGTCAGCATGCACGGGATCAGCACCTTTTCCCTTACCATCGGAGAATGGTTTCTGGGATGTCTTATTCTGTTGTATCTGATCTTTCCATTGCTTCGATTTTTTATGATAAAAAGTGAAAAGTTCTTTTTTATCATCGCTACCGGGATTTATTTGATTGTTTTATTTCATTACGATTTCTCCGTCCCCATCCATATGAACTTCTTCCTGAAGGGCTACGAGTTCGTAATCGGTATGATGATTGGTTATTATCATGAAAAATTCAATCCTAAATGGATTTTCTTATCCCTGCCGGTGGTGATTTTCTTTGTTCTGTGCCCTTTTGCACTTCCCATCAGCACCGGTTTGAAAATAACGATACTGGCCGTTGCCTTCTGGATTTCCGCTGCATGCCTGGAACCGGTTCTCGAAAAAGGACACGGCCGATTTCTCCGTACGATAAGTAACTACTCTTATGAAGTATTTCTGGTCCACCATATCATTATCTATTTTATCACTCCGAGGGCTATTCCCTATATGCGCGGTATGGTGGGTGTTTTAGGTTTGTTTCTCGTTGAATTGCTGCTGATGGCAGTGCTGGGATTTCTTTTGAAGTTCATCTCCGATCAATGCATTGCCGCTCTGTCCAATCTTACTGCTGTTGAAAATAAACGTTAATCCCCTGCAGCAATCCTTCCGCCAGTTGATCCAGTATAGCATCGCTGTGATCGGAATATGCATTTCCCAGTTCCATATCCACGGAAGGGATCGTACTATAAGAAGTCTGGGTCAGGTCAATGCTCATGTTTCCTTTTCCATAGATCGTTGCTCCCTGTCCCCGCAGCCCTTCCACCAGATCCGCTCCCAGAGCATCGTGCTGCTGCCAGTGGGATGCCACCGGTTCCATACTCTTCAGTACTTCCGGCACAGAGATGTAAAAGCATCCCTTGTCGTAATTCTTGCCGTCACCGCTGTCCCAGTGCAGTGCGATATGGCAGTCTGCCACGTTATTGCAGATCACGGTCCTGGCCACATTGTCCAACTGCACATCCTCTCCGTCCCTGAGCATCAGTACATCATAGCCAGAGGCCAACAGTTTGTCCCGCAGGATCTGTGCCATCTGCAAAGTAACCGTTCGCTCCGGTGTCCCGTCCTGAAATGTCATGCCTCCGGACACTGCCGCAGCTTCCGTAGCTCCCGCTGCCGTACTGCCTCCCGTAGTCTTGGCCGAACCGTCCGGATGGCACAGCGTCTTTACTTTGGCCCCACCGGCGGTGCCATGTCCCGCATTCACTCCGATAATGATTCCCTTGCTTCCGGACTCCTCTGGTGCCCGGTATAGTACTGCGGCTCCGGTATTTATCTTCGAATGATCCGCATATTCCCAGTCCGGATTCAGAGTGATCTGTTGTAAGTCGGTATATTCCACCGGCTGGTTCTGTATAGCCTCCGGCTGACCGGCTACCGTTTCTGTCTGACTGCCTGCGGCCTCTGTCGGCATACCGCTTTGCGACACCGCAACCTCTCCCCCAGGAACTTTGTCGGTCCCCGAAGTCACCATTTCATGTCCTGCACTATTCGCCGCCCCTTGCGGCACAGACGTTTCCGCCAGCGTTTCTCTACCGAATTCCTCTGCGTTTTTCTCATTTTCTGTTGTCTCCACGGATGCTACTACGCTCTCGGGAACCACAGGATCCACGTTTTCCATAGTTTCCACGCTCTCCGTCCCCTCAGTCCCTTTCTGTGCACCACAGGCTGTCATACTTACTGCAAGCGCCAGACCGGCCACTACCGCCGCTATCCTATATTGTTTTCTATGAAGCATTTCCTTATTACTCAT